TGTAGAAGATTTTCGAGGCGAAATCCTCAAACGCCTTGCCCGCCTTGTCTGGATCTGCCTCCTTGACGTAGGTGGAGGCGAGCACGATGGCGCGGGCGTTCTCTGAAAGAATCGCGGTGGCCACAAAAGCCACGCCTTTGTAGCCCTCCGTGACGCTGATGCCTATAATCACTCTATCGATGTGGATGGCTGCCACGGCGGAGACCGGGACGATCATTTCGGCGGCCTTCCGCACAAACTCCTGGTAGAGCTTCGTCTGCTGGTGCAGGCAAAGCACCACGGCGTCGGCGCGGTCAGGGGACTTAATATCCCGCTTCTTCATTTCGTCCTTGCTCTCGAGCGTGATCTTGCCCCTGGAAGTCATGCGGTACTTGCGGACGGAAAACTGCGCCACGAGCTCCGCGTCGTCCACCAGGTGGATCGCGCCTTCTTTCATCAGCATTCGGGCCGTCGCCCACATATAGGCGGTGACGTTCTCGTATCGCTCCTCTCCGTCCTCCGGGGCTTTCCCGTTGGCCGTGATCGGGACGATTTCAAGCCGGCTCAAATGCTCCTCCGCCTTCACCTCTTCCAGGCGGTCGGTCACGCCTCCGCCGAGGCCCGTGTCGTCGATGGTGACCGTGATCGGCCCGGTGTACAAGGGGTATTCCTCCACGGCCTGCCGGTATAGCTCAACGATCTGGCCAACGGTGGCCATAAGGTTCTGCCCGCTGCGGATGATCGGAAGGTCGATGTCCCCGCCGACGTTCCTGGCTATGACCGTTTCGTCGTCTCCGAAACGCGCCACGTCCACGCCGAGGGAAATGCGGTCGATTCGCCGGTCTGCGGGCAGGTCGTTCATGCAGCTCTGCTCCACAAGGGGCAGGGAGATAAACACGTCGTCCTCCTGTGTGGGAAACTCGCCCGCCACGCGGACGCGGAAGACGTTGCTGTTCTCTCCGTACATGGTGATGATGGTCTTGACGAAATCCTGGGAAACGCGGCTGCTCTGCCGGCCGTCCACGTGGATCGCGCTGTAGCTCCCGCGGTTCTTCGTGTGCGAGGCATGAAAAAAGCCCGACAGCCTGGTCGGGTTTCCGCACATGAGCAGTTTGGCGTTGTCGGTCGAAAGGGCGCCCAGGACCGGCTCGAAGGTCTTGTCCGCGACGCCGCTGGCCTCGTCGATGATGTAAAGGATTTCGTCAGCATGGAAGCCCTGCAGCGCGTCCGGGTTGCTGGCCGTCCGGGCGACGGCGAACCATTCTTCCGGGTAGCCCTTCATGTAGACCTTCTCTTTGGTCCATTCCAGGGCGTCGCTGAGTGCGGGCTGGTGCCTTATCCACTTGGCAACCTCCGCCCACAGGATATCAAATAGCTGGTGCTGGGTCGGTGCTGTGCATGGGATTTTCGGGAATGGGCGCGTCGTGATGAACCAGATGATCGCCCAGGCCTCGACGGCGCTCTTTCCTATGCCGTGGCCGCTGCGGACCGTCGTCATTTTGTTGGCTGCGAGGCTGTTAAGGATCTCCGCCTGGTGGCTGTCCGGCTCCACTCCGATTATGTCGTTCACATACTCGCAGGGATGGCCGGCGTAGTAGTCGATTGCCTCGGGGGTTATAAACATCAGCCTCCACCGCCTTTCCGCCTCTCGTAGGCCGCTTGAATCACGTCCGCAAGCGTCGGCGCGGCGTTGGTCTCCTCCTGCTTCTTTTCGGCGCTGGTAACAACTTCCAGCTCACTCAACCGGGCGGCCTTCTCAATGGCTGCCGCCCTGTCCATGAAGCGGATAACGTCTTTCGGGTCCAGGTCCTCGGGCTTCATCTGCAGCAGCGCCGTCGTGGCGACGGACATGAGATTGATCGCCGCGGTGATGTGCCGTTTGTTCATGGCCTGGATGTCCTTGACGGCCTTTTTCCGGGCTTCCTCTGCCAGGTGATTGTCATACTGCCGGCATCGTTCGACCCACTCGTATTTGCTCCCCCAGCGGGAGATAAGCGCCGCACTTTTGCCTAACTGCTTTGCTACCTCCCGCTGTGACCGATCTGCTCCCTGTTCGAGATAGATGGAAAATGCCTCATAAGCCTGCGCCGATTCATTCGGCTGCCGCTCCCATGCGCGTTCTGTCTTACTCGGCATCTTCCTCCCTCCTTACGGTTTAACAGTCGGCTCCGCGCCGACAATCCAGAAGAGAGTATCGGCCGGCCGCAGTCCGCTTTGGCAGAACCATTGCATTGTCTTTGCCTCGTAATGAGGGTGCAACGTAATCCCCCCCCACACGGCCCGGGCGCCTTTTTCATAAACGAATCCCGGCCGGTCAAATAAGCTGTGGTACTCAAATTCCCGGTCGGCTCCGTGGCGCTTCAAGGTGTCGTGTATGAAGGCGCGGCGGTCCGGGGCCGTGGCCACGAGGTGGACCGTCCGCACCTGCTTCCCGAAGGTTTTCAGCCCTATCATCATGCCGGCGGCCGTGATGCCGCTCCCGCAGGTGATAACGAGGTTTTCCACCTTCTCGGGGAGGTTTTCGCATTGCGCTGCGACGGCGTTCAGCAGCACGTCGTCGTACCCGTTGAGGTTGATCCCGTACTGCACGATAAAGCCGTGCTTTTCCTCTGCCAGCTCTCGGGTCTTCGCCAGCAGCACGTTATGGCGGCCGCTCCTGGTCCCGATGTAAATATCTGCCCCGTACCTCATGGCGAGGCGGGGCATTGGCAGCTTCTTGATGTTCTTCGCCTTGGCGCCTCCGTAAACGATATGGCACGGGAGGCCCTTTGCACGCGCTGTGGCGGCTGTTATGGGCGCCTGGGGCGAATGTATGCTACAGTAGGTGAAAAGGCACTGAGCGCCAGGATTTCGGGCGAGAGCCGCGTCAACAAGCATTATGCACTGTCGCAGCTTCCCGCCGTTCACTTCTCCGCGCCCGTAAGGCTGGAAAAGGTCGTCCCGCTTCATCAGCAGGCCGTTGACCTCCTGCACGGGCGTCAATTCACTTGTCAAGGCCGAACACCTGCCTGTAGTATTCCGGCTTCTTTGCCAGCTCCTCCTGCATCAGGCCGTACAGGCTCTGCTTTCGGATCTTCTGGCCGCTGCCGGCGCTCTGGTATAGTGTTTTGAATGGCCCCCCCGTCCCGACCTCTTTCATCTTCTCCGTCGGCTCGGGGTTCTTGCCGTTCATAATCATGCAGATGTTGTACTCATTCGGCCGGAAGCCTTCGAGGCCGTCGCAGCCGCAGCACGTCATGCTGTCGCCCATGGCCCGGAGCCGGTTCTCTCCGCTGTAGAATTTGAGGCCGTTGCGGTGGCACTCCTCTTTCAGCTCGCGGAACTGCCGTTCTAGTATAGGGAGGGGGTAGCAGTTGTCTCCGCCGACCTTTACCATCCCGGGCTTGCCCTTGTAGAATTTCATGCCCTCGAACACAATGCCGTGAGCGCCTGCCTCCGCCACGCGGGGGATATTCGCCATCACGTCCTTGTAAACCTCCGGCATATACGGCTGCGCCCGGACGATGGTCCTCTGTACCCGGGCGGAGACCTTTTTCAGCATGGCCAGCCGCTCCTCATAGGGCGGCGTCCCGCGCTCGAGCTTGTCGTACTTGCTGCATACCATGCTGATCTGCACGACGCAGTTGCATTTGGCCAGCCAGTCGAGGTATTCGTCGTCGGCTACCAGCCGGCCCTTGGTGCTCACGATGAAGGGGTACTTCGTCTCTGCAAACACTTTAAGGCATTCCAGGCTGTACCCGTATTTCTTCTCGATGGGCTGGAAAGGGTCGCTCATGCCGCCCCAATGGATGGGGATATTCCAGTCGCACCATGCGGTTTCCTGGCTGCGCTTTCCCTCGATGAAGTCCCGCAGGCCCTCCGCCGTTTCGTCTCTCTTGATGTGGTTTATGTCGGTCTTCTTCTGAACAAAGCAATATCGGCACCCGTGGGAGCAGCCCACATAGGTGTCGAATCTGATTGGCAGATTGCAGAGAACAATCTGGCTGCCGCATCTGCAGGCCATTACAATGCCTCCTTTACCGTCTGCATTATAAGCTCCACGACGGCTTCCTTGCCTTCCTCGCGGATATAATCACCGACGTCGGCCTTCTCCTCCGCGGTGAATTTCAAACTGATGTTGAAGGTCTTGGGGATGTCGGCCAGCTCCTGGTCGAGGAAGTCTTCGTCCACCTCCGTCTGGCCAAGCAGGGCTTCCAGCTCCGCCTCGGTGAATCCCGTGTTGGCGGCGTCCTCGCCCAGCTCCTCCAAAACGGCGGTGAGCTTTTCTTCGTCCCAATCGCTCCCCAGCTTATTGAGGGCGATATTCAGCCGCTTTTCGTCGATCTCGTCAAGGTCCACGACGGAAACATATACCTCCGTCTCTCCGCGGTACTCCTCGGAGGTGAGGCGCTGATGCCCGCCGACGACGCGGTTGGTCCTCTCGTTCCATACGACGGGCTGGACCATGCCGAAGCGTTCCAGGCTGCCGTTGATGGCCTCGAAATCTTCGTCCCCGGGCTGCAGGTCTACGCGGGGGTTATATGTCGCCCGTTCCAGGTCTGCAATCCGCTTTTTCTCAATCCTGATCGGCTTATACATTTCAGCTCACTCCTCTCGCCCTGTTCACGATCGCCAGGGTCAGCTCCGCCTTGGCGTCTGGGTGGCTCTCCTCGTACTGCTCCCAGGCTTCCTGGAAGGATTCGGGGAGGGTGAACGTCATTGTAAAGCTGGTCAGCTCACGGTCGCGCTCTGCGAAGTCCTCCTCCAACAGGTCGTTGATGTGGTCGTAGGTGGTCTGCAGGGCTTCCAGCTCCCATTCCTCAAAGCCTGCCTTTTCCATCAGGCCGGCGGCCTTCAATTCCTCCAAAAGGGGGATCAGCTTCTCGGGGTCCCAGCGGCCCTTCGCCTTGTTCAGCAGAATGCCGAGGACCATTTCGTCGTGCTCGGAAAGATCGACGACGGAAACGTCGGTTTCTTCCTCGCCCTGGGCCAGGAGAATATCATACCGCCGGTGACCGCTTACTATGTTGCCGGTCCTTTCGTTCCAGACGATAGGCTCCACCATTTTGAAGTCTTCGATGCTGTCCTTCAAATGCTCCCACATTGGGGTGCTCGGGTCGAGGGGCTTCCTCGGGTTCCACGGGGCCGGGTGAAGGTCTTCCAGCCTCATGCGGCGAATAATCAGCTCTCTCATGCTGTCCTCCTTTTGGCTCAAAACAGAAAAAAAGCCGGCGGACCCTGTCTTTCAAAGGTCCGCCGGCTCTCTGTGGCGCATATTTCCGCGTATGATATTAGCATAATTTTTCTTGCGTGTAAATTTCAACTTTTTTGCACGGCGCGTTTGCGCGGCTCAAATGGCCTCCACTCCGTACAGGCGAATGGCCATCTTCTGCACCAGCCTTTTCCTGCTTCTCCACACGGTCGCCGGGTCGCAGGAAATCTCTTTGGCGATCTGGCCGTCGCTCTTGCCTTGCAGGTACCGGCCCTCTATCACGGGGTAGTAATCCTCTCCGGCTACGACCTGCAGGGCCTTCTCCACGCTCTCGATCTCCCGCCGGTCCGCCTCGATGGTCTGTTCAAGGTCGGTTATCAAGGCTTCCAGCACCTCCGCCGGGTCGAGCCGGCTGCCGCCGTTGGCGTGGTATATCACGATGTCCTTGCTCTTTTGGCGGGGGCCGTACTTCCGCAGCTCCTCCAGGCGCTCGATGTCGTCTTCCTGCTTCTCTCGCAGGGTGGGGAGGGCGTAGAGCCTCTTTTCCGTCGCCTTGTAGGCGTCTCGGGTCCGGCGTTCCTGGTCCCGCCGGCCGGCGTTGATGGCGGTGTTGACCGCCTGGTTGATCGCCGCTTCCAATTCTTCCTCCGTGAGCTTATAGGTCTTCATCGGCCTGTCCTCCACTGCATTTCTTTTACCTTCCACGCCATCCGCCAGCCGTCCAGTTCCTCCTGGATCTCTTTCCCGTAGAGGTACATGGCAACGGCCGGGCTGACTTTATAGGCTGCGCCCCTCAATCCGAGGTGCCAAAGGATGATGCAAATGATTCTACGCATCGGGGTTCTCCCTCCTCTCGTGTATGCCGCGGCTCGCCGGCGAGGCCTTCGTAATGACCTCGGCATAGCAGCCGACTTTTCTGACCCATTCGGGGCAGCCGGCGCCTTTGTCGGGCTGCTCAAAATCCACCTCGCCGTTATGGAGCCAGCAATGCCCGACAAAGGCGGCTCCAAATTCTTCGTCTTCCTCTCCGCCCCAGCGGCAGGTGTAGCACGTCCGCGCCTCCACCTGCTCGAAATAGAACTGTATCGGTTTTTCGTTCTCGATGATGTTCCCATAGGCCACGCCGATCTTGTATATGTAATCGTTTCGTAACTTTTTGGGGATCTCCTCAATGTACCGGCGGAAGGTGGTGAGGCTGTGCGCTCTCTTGTAGTGGTTGCACATCCGGCAGGCGGGCATGAGGTTCTGAAAGTCGTCGATGCTGTCGATCCCGTGGAAGTGTCCGGCGACGACAAGTGGCTCCATTTCCTGCGGGATGAAGTGGTCCACCTGCATTTCCCGCAGCTCGATCTCCCGGCCGCAGTAGGCGCAATGGCCGTTGTACTTCTGGTAGACCTTCTCTCGGGTCTTCTTGCTGATGCTCACTTCTCTTTCACCTCCAACGTGATTCCAGGCTGGATCTCCCACCGGTCGCCCGGTTTGGCTCTCGTCAGGACCTTCGCGGTATCGTAGGCGGTCTGCCGGTCGGCTCCGCACCATTGTAGGGCGCCGACGATCTCCCAATATCGCCAGGTGTCAAGGGTCTCTTTCCGCGTGCCGGCCTTGATCGTGACGACGATCTTTTTCTCCGGCTCTGTGTTCTTTGCCTTCATGGCCGGCCCTCCTCGGGTGGCTCCGCGTTATTGTTCCAGGCCCTGCACTCTCGGCATTTCGAGAGGATTTCTTCGTGCATCGGGTCCCAAATGCCGGTGCAGTAGCAGCGCCGGTCCTGCGGCCCGTACTGCCCGCTGTCGCTGCGGGCGATTTTCCGGCAGTCTTCGTCCAGGGGCTTCCCGCGGAGCTGCGCCCGGGTCTTTCGTTTCGTGTCCATCAGCGTCTCCTCTCAATCCAGCGGCGCATGATGTCCCAGGCCGCCACTATCAGAAGGGTGCAGAGGAAAACTTCGTCTATGCTCATTCTTCGTCTTCCTCCTCTGTCGCTTCGTCTACCCATTGGCCAACAATACAGTCTTTGCAGTACGGCCGGTCGCACTCGTCGAAAAACGGGCATTGAGGGTCCCCGTATGACTTGGCCTGCTTCTTTATCATGCCCTCGAAGTCTGGTATGTCTCCTCGCCGGCTCGGGGCAAGCAGTTCCAGGGCCTTCGCCAGGTAGGCGGACGGCTCGTAATCCCCGTATGGCGTTGGGGCCGGGTCTTCCTGGATCTCCATCGTGGCGGTGTTGATCGTGCCGACGGCAACGGCGCCGCCTTCGTCGTCGAAATCGAAATGGGCCGGTTCGTCGATGTAGATGTTGCCGGCCGCGTCTCTCGCCCGGCGTCCCATGTAGGCGTGGCCCTTGACGAGGAATACCATCGTGGCTGGCTTTTCGTCGCCCTTGGGGGTGATGTGGAGCCGGCCTTCGTTCTTGGCGTCGGCCCACTCTTTCCACTCCTTGATGATTGCGGCCAGGGTTTCCGGGGAATAGACCAGGTCCTCATAAAGGGCCAGCAGGTCGATGTAATTGACGTGGTTATCCACCACTGCGGCGTGTTCTCCGCGCCACTCTGTGCATCTACCGGTGCTCATGTTCACTCTCCCGGCCGCACGGCCTTGATGGTCATTCTGTAGACGGTTCTCCCGCGTTCCAGGTCCGGCTCTTTCGCGAGAATGACATGGGCGCGCAGGGCCTCCGTAAGTCCGTCCAGCAGGCGGGCGGTAACGTGCTTCTCTAAATTGGCTGGATCCATCACAATAGTGTCTTGTCGGTCGACTTCGTAGACGGCCGTAACTGGCGTGACGGTGATCGCCGGCTCTGCTGCCAGCCTTTTGAGAACGACGTCCCGGTAGGCCTCCACGCATTTCTGCGCGTAGGGGTCGCCGGTGACCTCGATCTTGCCCTCCGTGATGTCCTTCACGATGGCTTCGAGGTTGATGAACTTCTTATCCATGGCTCTCCTCACTTTTCGTCTGTGGGTGCGCGGCCATCGTCGAAGCTGACCGAAATCTTTGCTACCGAAACGATGGCGCTGATCCTTTTTCCTATGGCTTCCCTTACTGCGTAGGGCATATCCCTCTTGGCAATAGCGTCTGCCTTTTCGCGCAGCCTTTGGGGTAGATCCATCTGGTTGATTGCTGTGTGGACGGCCTTCTCAGCCTTCTCCTCGACGACTTTCTTTGCGAGGTCTTTCAGCGTCTCTCTGTTGACGCCTGCATCCGCAAGCATCTGGTATATGACTTTTCTGATTTCGTATTCTTCAACTGTCATGTGCCTGGTCCTCCGTTTCGATCATGATGGTGTGGCAGAAGGGGCATTCCTGGCGGGGCTTCCGGCTGTGCTCTCCGCACACGGGGCAGATGAAGTCCGCGAGCCAGTGGCCTTTGAGGTCGTCGATCTTTTGCTCCCTGCCGGCGTCTTTTCTCTGGCCGGCGCTCTGGATCTCCGTCGCCGTGAGGAAATGCTTTGCCAGCTCCCGGACGGCCTGGGCGCCGTCCTCGCAGGCTTCTCTTACGCCGGGGAAGCTCACAAACAGGCTGGTCTTGTGGAGCCTTTCGGCAATCTTCTCGTATTCGTTATAGGTCTTCACGGCTGCGCCTCCTCTGTGCTCTCGGGTGCGGCGTCGTTCTTCTCCGCGTCCTCCCGCTTGATGGTCTCGATAAAAACCTGCGCCGTCAGTCTGCCGAGCATCTTGGCGGCCTCGCCGGCGCTGATCAACATATCGGCGTGTTCCCCGACGGTAATCATGGAATCAACGCCGCCGATGATGCAGGCAAGCTCAGCCGCGTTCTTCACAATGATGTCGGATAGCCTGAGCTCCGGAATCTCGTCACGGTGCTTGAAGGCGTAGAGGATCATGGCGATCCTGTTCTCCGCCTCCCGCTGCTTTCTTCTGGTGATGATCTTCATGGTCTCCTCCTATAGCGTAAAGAAATATACTGCCAGGGTAATGAGGAAGCCGGCGGTACCGGCCAGCAGGAGCACGAAAACTCCCTTGAACAGGCGGTAGTGCCAGGCGTGTTCATCATAATGTGGGCCGTAAATCCAGCCGTACACTTCCAGGGCTGCGAACATCAGCACGAGCAGGCAGGCCCAGCCGAAAAATTTGTATTTCATGCGGTTCTCCTCTCTGCCGGCTTGATGTCGGCCGCCCGGGCTATCGTGACGCTGTTGGTGGCCTTGTCCTTCATTTCGCCGGATATTACGATCTCTTTGCCCTCCGCCCGGTAAATGATCGCGGAGAGGTAGGCGTACTCGATACCGCGGCATTCGACGGGTGTTTTTTCCAGGAGGGCCTTTTTCATTTCCGCGCCTGTCATGCCCATTCCTCCGGGTGGTTCAGCCTGGCGAAATTGCCGTCGGCCGGCGCCCAAAGGTGGAGGACGTTCTCGCGGCCCTCAAAGCCGTGGAAGTATTCTGTCTCCCGCGGGTGGATCTGCACCACCATTTCCTCGGGCTTGAAAAACATCCGTTTCAGCCGGCACATATCGTCCCAGGTCGGGAGCCTGCGGCCGTTATTGTGGCTGACGCTCACATGGTCCATGCCCTTGCCGCCTTCGTTGTGTCCAAATACGACGCTTCCCTTGAATCCTCCTGGCCACTCAACATATCCGAGGCCGAAAAAGGTGCCGTTTGGAAACTGTTCTGCTCGGGTTATCATCAGGTTCGGCGTGTCTCTCAGTTCTCCGATGGTCTTCACTCCGCTGCCTCCTCTCCGTAAACAATCCGGCGCAGGAGCCGGTCAATCTTGTATTCCCGGTGGGTCTCAACGAGGCCGCCGTTCTGGAATATGAGCTTCATCTGGTCGAGCATGATGCTGACGTCCGCCATTTCATCGGCAATCCGTTCGAGGTTCTGTGCTCCGTCCCAGTGCTTGCAGATCTCTTTCTGCAGCTCGGCCATTTCCTCCAGGAGCTTCTTTTCCTGGTGGACGACGCCGTACTTCTGGATAGCCGCCTCGAAGACCTTCCTTTCCCGGTCGTTCATACCTGCGCCTCCAATCCTTCTACGGTCCGGCCGCACCTCTCTTTAAGGAATTTGGTCAGTCCGCGGATGAAAATGCGGGCGTGTTCCTTGTCCGGGTGCTCTTTGAGGTCCTTCCAGGCCGGGAGGATCCTCATGTCCGCTACCAGCAGCATCGGAAATTCGTGCTGCTCCGCAACCTCTTTGTAGTCCTCCAAGGTCTTCCAGCAGCGTTCCGCGTCCCGCATCAGCATTTCGAGTTCTTCATCCAAGGCGCTCCGCCTCCCTTCGTGTGATCCTCTTGAAGCTGATTACCCATACCCATGGATTGGCGCCCCAGGCGTAACGCTTCCTGTCTGCCAGCTTGACGGTGGTGTCCCAGAGCCAGGAAAAGGCAACCTTTGCGCTCGGGGCGACGTCTCCGATCTTGTCCCGCCAGCCTTTGTAAAGGCCCTCCCGGCGGGCGCCTGCCTCCGTGATGTCCTGCAGGTGCTCCACTCGGACGTCCTTCACTTTGAGGAAAAGCCGGGCGGCCTCGTAGGGCATGTGGATGGATGGGCGCCACTTCTCCACCTGTTTCGCCTCCTCTGTCATGTTCGCCCGGTACAGGTAGCCGTGGCCGTCCGGGGTGGTGGCCCAGCATTCCCGGACCCAGATCACGTCCCCGGGCTTGCAAGGAGCCTTGAACATGGGGTAGTCGGTCGCGCCGTCCCAGCCCTCGAAGGTGGCCCAGAGGCCGGGCGCGTCCTTCTCGTGCTCCACTCCGTGCTTGTCGGTGTAGACCATGACGCAATTCTCGCCCAGCTCCTCGAATGGCCATTCTGTGAGGGCGCCTTTTATCAGCCGGCGGGTCTCCGTCTTCCTGTCGTTCTGGATGGCGTCGGTCATTTCGGTGTTGAAAAGCATCGGTATCATCATTTCTTCATCTTCACGCTCCTTTTTGCGCTTCTCTGGTATTTGGCAGTCCTGTTGAGGGAGTTGTCCGCAAGGAAGCCGCTGACGGCGCTCTGGCGCAGGTTTTCCTCCCGCCGCCGGCGGTTCCTCTCCGCCTCTTCCAAGTAGTCCTTGCAGTAGCTGTGGCAGTCTCCCGTCCGCCTGGGGCATTCCCTCGTGCAGACGCTCATGGTCTGCCGGTCAAATGCCGCTGCCGGTCCGGTAGTGGCAGCCTTCCGCTATGTGCTCGTAATCCTTGTTCATCAGGTCGAGGTAGCGGATGATCCCGGACGGGGTGAGGGGGTAGCTCTGCTGCACAAAGCTGTCGAGGGCCATAAACTCGCTGTTGTCGACTCGCACGGAGACCGGCTCCGCAATCCCGATGGCGTAGGCGAGCTGGACGCGGACCCAATCAAGCCGGTATTTCTGCAGCAGGTTCACGGCGATTTCCCTGGCCATGTAGGAGGCGCTGCGGTCCACTTTCGTCGGGTCCTTCCCGCTGAAAGCTCCTCCGCCGACGGGGCAATAGCCGCCGTACTGATCGCACACGATCTTTCTGCCGGTGAGGCCGGCGTCCGCGTAGGGGCCTGCGAGCGTCCATGTGCCGGCGGGGTTGATGGTAAACCAGAAGGGGTTGCCGCCGTTCAGTTCGTCCACTCGGGTCATGAGCAGCGTCTTGATATAGTGCTGCACGTCCTTCAAGGTGTAGCCTGGCTTGTGCGCTGCGCTCACGACGATGGTGTCGATGCTCTCCCGGCCCTTTTTATCGAGGTCCACGGTGACCTGCGTCTTGGCGTCGCCCAGGAGGATGGTGTCGGGGTTCTCCTCCACGTCCGCCTCGATGGCTGCGATTATGTTGTTCGCCAGGTCGAAGCCGTAGGGCAGGAAGGAGGCGCTTTCCCGGCAGGCGTAGCCGAACATAATGCCCTGATCGCCGGCGCCGAAGTCCTCCACGTTGTCCACGGCCTGTCGGATCTCCTCACTCTGCTGGCCAATCAGGTCAATAACGGTCTGCGCCTGGTACCCGAGCTTGGCGGCCACGGCCCGGGCAATATCCCCGTGGTCGAGCCGGCGCGGGGCGTTCACCTCTCCGGACAGGACGATCTTGTCGTCCTTTACCATGGTCTCGATGCCGCAGTGAGCGCCAGGGTATTCCTTCATGTAGTGGGTCAAAATGGCGTCGCTGATCTGGTCCGCGTACTTGTCGGGATGGTACTTGCTGACCTGCTCTGTGCTGAAAAGTCTCATGGTTAATACTCCTCTTTTCGTATTTGGAAAATCCTCTGCCCGCATCGGGGACAGTAATCGTCCCCGACCTTGCCCTGGTCGCAGTTGTTTTCCGCGCCGCAGGCCGGGCAGTAGTATTCATCCACATGTATATCTCTGGCCTGGATCTCCATCGGCACCGCCTTCCTGATGGCCGACAGCACCGCCGCGTCGTCGAGGACGTAAAGATCCGTTACGCCTTCCTCTATCGCTTTCGCTCGGATGGCGTTCACGAGGGCCTGGTCCTGCATGTTGGCGAACTGAATGGCCAGCTTGCCAACGATGTCGATTTGGCCGGCTGCGTCCTCCCGGATCTCGGGGCTGTTTATCGGGAAGTGCATGAGCATCCCGAGTGCTGTTCCGTGGGTCGGGGAGAATGAAATATAGCCGCGTTCTTCGCATTCCGGGCCGCACAAGGTCGTTTCAGAATTTTCGCAGTAGTCGCATTTGTTCATCAAAATTCCTCCGTTTCGTGCATGACCTTTACGATCTCCTCAATGGTCTCTGGGAGGGGCTTCCTCATGTTGTTAAGGCCGTTGAAGTCTCCAAGCGTCCCGGGGCCAAATCTGGGCGCCGTTTCCCCTGTGTCGTAGTAGAGGTCCAGGCCTCCGCCGTCTGGAAATTCTGGGGTGATGCAGATGCTCTTTCTCTCTGTGGAGATATAGACCTCTGCCCGCAGGCCGAAAGGTCCGCTTACCTTTGCCGGCTCCCCGGTTGCCTCCTCGATATCGCAGGCGAGGAGGGCTATCGCGGTATCCACCCAGCTCGCTCCGCGCTTCTCATTGGCCTTGCGGTAAACCTTCTCGTATCGGCTCATACTTCCTCCAATTCCTGCAGGGCGATAGCCAGCTCCTGCAACATCTTGTCGATGGCCTCCGCGTCCGTGACCAGTTCCCGGGTGAAGGGGACGCCGGCCACGCCGTTCCGGCGGGCTTCTATCCACATTTCGATGTGTTCATCAATATCGAAGTGGCAGGCGTAGTCCTTCACGTCCTCAATGACGCATTCGAGGTCTGCACCTCCGGCGGTGAATCTGAAATCCTCTCCGGCGGGGCTGCTCTGGCTAAATTCCCAGGCGCCGTCATTCCGGTCGATGGTAACGCTCCATCCGAGCTTTTCGGCCGCCTCGATCATCTTGTTCTCGAGGATCTTCTGCTTCCTGGCGGCTTTCTGTTCCCGTTTTGTCACTTTTCGGCCCTCCTGTACTTCTCGAAGAATCGCAAATCATATCCGCCGTCGATGAATGCCTCCGCGTCCCGGCTCTTGATCGCATTCCCAAAGTAGGTGTAGATCGTCTCGATGTCCTGCTCCGTGAAGCTGGTCCCGAGGAAGGCGTTTATGCCGGCCAACATTCTCTTGTGGTATTCGCGGTTCTTTTTCTCGGAGATCCAGGGCGCCGTCTTGTAGGCTGCCCGGGAAAACCATTCCAGGACCTTGCGCTTGACGTCCTTCTCTGTCTCGCAGTTCGAGAGGATGAAGGAGACGCCGCTGTTGCCGGGGCTGCAAAATTCGATCTGCTCCCCGCTGCCGTGCAAGGTGCCGCCCGGGAAGGCTTCGAGGAGCCTCGCCTGGGTTCGTAATACTTCGTCGGTCATGTTACAGTTTCCCTCCTGTAAATTCCTCGCCCAGCCAGCGCTCGATACGGTCTATGCAGGTCTGGTCGTCTCTGTGGTCCTCCGGCTTGAATTTCCGAAGGTTGTCCGGGTGATGCGGGCATGTGTCGCGGCACACGCATACGACGCAGCTGCAATAGCGGATCAGGAATCGGGCGAGCTGTTTATTGCTGCCCTTCGCCAGTCTCTCCCGGTTCGTCATATCGCGTCTGCTGCCTTGAATACTTCCAGCATCTTCGGGAATTGAAGGGCAATCCAGTCAACCATTGTTTCCTCGTGCCCGTACTGCGTATGCTCAAAATCTGCCGCCAGGCCGCTCTCGTATAGGAAGGCATGGACGATCTCGTGGCGCTTTATGTCTTTGAGATAGGCTTGGTAGTCGGCTACTTCGTGCGGGCCGCCGGCGCCCTTCCCCTGGACCACCATCGTCTTCGTGCTCCTGTCGGTGTAGCCGTCGCAGTTTTCCAGGCCGGGGTCGTCTTCTTTCGCGGCCTCGCGGAGCGTCCACACCGTTCCGAGGATTGTCAAGTGGTACTCTTTCTGCTCTGCCGACGTGGGGATGGCCTGCGGCCATTCCTTCGACGGGGAATGGATCTCGAGGCTCTTTTTCAGCTCCTGGGTCACTTTCTCGCGCAACCTGTCCGCGCAGCTTTCGAGTGCCTTTTTGTGCCAGTTCTCTTTTTCTTTCATTCCAGCTCCTCCAATCCGTCGAGAAACATCAGCGCCCCGGTCCGTCCTATCTGGATCTTGTAGTCCACGGCGTCCGCCGGCGTGAAATACGCATGGCCAAGCTCCTCTTTCATCCGCAGCCACGCCTTCCAGGGGATTCGGAAGGTCCCGTCCCTCGGGCCAAAGCTTACGAGCACAAAGCTGAGGCCGCCGAGGGCCTGGTTCATGGTGAGTTTTTTGGCCTGTTCGTCCGTGATCTCTTTCTTGTGCATTTCCCCGGTCGAGGTGTACTTGGCGTCAAACATGATCGCTCTGCCGCCCTTCAAGGTGCCTCGGAAATCCGGCTGCGCCTTCTTCTCGAAGTAGCAGACGAATCGGCCCTTGCCAAGCGGCTCCACCACCTTCATCGGCTCGGGGGTCTTCTCTATGTCGGCGGCGTTTATGTAGCGGTAATACTCACAGGCGGTCTTGATCTGCTCCTCAAAGGCTTCGCCCCGGGCGCGGTTCAAGTAGCCCATGGCCCACCGGTTCTGTGTCGGTTTTGCTTTGGCCATCGTGTTCTCCTCATTCTTTCGGCTCGTTCTTGATACTTTGCAGGCGTTTTAAGAGCTTTTCCAGTTCCGACCTATATCTGCCCTCGAGTTCTTTCAGATCGCGCTGAAAAGCATCTGAAAGGGCAGAGAGGTCTTTTTCGAGGCCTGGTATTCCTGCTGCTCTCTGGAATTGGCTTTCCGACATACCGTAGCGGCGTCTGAATCTGGCCCGGGCGCATTCCCCTTCGTGGGTGATCTCGAAGGTGACGCCGTCGTCAATGGCGATTTGCCATTGGTCTTCCCAAATCAGCTCCCCGCACTCCGGGCAGGTCCCTATGATGATTCCGCTGGCCATCACTCCAAAAGGAAGCCGCGGGATATGGCGATCTGCCTGATCTTTCGGATGGTGGCGTCGCTGACGCGCAGATCGGTTTCCGGGTCCCGAAGTCCGCAGTAATACAGGAGGTTTTCGATTGCCTTTGCTGGCCGGTCGTTCAGTTCGTCCAGCAGGTCGCAGATCTGGTCGTCTGTCATTTTGCGGATCTTCGTGGCGCGTTCATGCCGGTCGCGCTCCTGGTCGGTCATTCTGCAATTCCGCTTCTTCACGCCGTGCTGCCCTCCTTCCAGTATTCGACGTAGTAGGTGTAGTTATTGCTCTTGCCGGTCTTCGTCCGGCCCTGTCGGACCGTGTAGCCGTTCCTGGCCAAAACCAGAATCACAGCCTCCCGGTCCTGCTTCGTCTCAATGACGATCTTCTGATGCTCTGGCATATCAGCGGCCCTCCATAGCGGCCGGGCGCTCTCTCGGGATGTCCTCGCCCCAAATCGGGATCATGCTGTCCTTCATAAAGACCGGCTTTCCGAGGTCGTGGTAGGACTTGACGATGCCTTCCACCCATTCCCGTTTCGGTACCACCTTGCTTTTCTTGCTGCCTGTCTCCGCTCCGATGATCGCCCACTCCGTCGAGGCCGGGGCGCCGTTGTCGGCTTTCTCCGGGCCTCCGAAGTCCTCCAGGACCGGCTCGTAGCTCACAAAGGTGTGGAAGCCCTCGCCCCAGAATATGGGCTTGTGCGGGCCTGTGGCCGTGCTGCCGTACCAGAAGTTATCATCCCTCGGGAGCTTGCCGGCGTAGGCGAGCGATAGGTACCGGCGTGGGTTCTTCGTGAGGAACAGGTAGATGTGCTGCGGGGCTTTCCGGCAGGCCTCAAAAACCTCCTCTATCCATTCGTCCGGGACCCACTCTCCAAACAGGTCGGCCATGCTGCACACAAAGATCGTGGCTGGGGCGAGCTGCCCCTGCGGGTTATCCAGCCGGTACCTGTGCAGCGTCGGCTCGAATCCGTGGGGGTACTTGCAGTCTCGGGCGGGGCCGCCAGCGCCGTCGGAGATCTTCACCGGCTCCGTGATGATGTGGTATCTCTTGCCGGTCGTCTGGATCTCCGTGGTCTGGATCGCCTCGGGGTTCAATGGGCGTTCGATGCCGTGGGGCTTGAATCGGTCTGCAATCCTCCGGGCGTAACAGAAGTCGCAGGCGTGGTAGCAGCCGGTTACCGGATTCCAAGAATGGCTGCACCACTCAATTTTCGTCTTGTTGAGCTTCATGTCTCCTCCTCTGTCGTTTCAAATATGCTGTACTGCTCAAAGGGCGGCGCGTAGTTCATCCAGATCACTTCCATGGCCGCGGCCGTGCTGGTCGTCGTGACCATGATGCTGTCCTTGTGCCAGCCGGCGAGGGCTTCGTTATACAGGCTGCTGTCATAGCCGGAAAGCATGATATACGCCTTGCTGCGGGTGATCGCCTCCAAGAGCCGGCGCTGGTCCGCCTCTGTCATTTCGTGGGTATAGAGGGCACCGCTCCTGCGGGTGCTGCGGAGGTATGGGGGATCCAGGTACATAAACACGTCCGGGCTGTTGAATCGGTCTATCAGCTCTATGGCGTCGGCGTGCTCTATCTGTACCAGCGTTTCCGCCCCCCCTCGGAGCCTTTTGGCAGCTTCCATAAGCAGGTCGGCGCCGTCGCACCATTTCTTTGCCGCCCCTCCGGGGTAGGCTCTCGGCTCCACGCGCCAGGTGCCTCGGGCGTTCGATTTCGCGCCCACGCCTTGCATGCACCTCACGAAATACCGGCGAGCCTTTTCCAGTGGGTCCGGGTGATCGAAGCTCTCCACCGCCTGCTCGTATTCCTCCCGGCTGTACGGGGTCAGCTCTATCGCCCGCCGCAGCTCCTCCGGGCGGTCCCGGAGGACGCGGAACAGGTTCACGATGTTGCTGTCGAGGTCGTTGATCGTCTCTACCCGGCTCGGGTTCTTGTTGAAGAACACAGCGGCGCTGCCGGCGAAGGGTTCCAGGTAGCAGAGCTTTTCGTACCCGTCCGGGAAGTGCTGTATAATCCACTCTGCTATGCTCCACTTGGCGCCCGGGTATCGAAACACCGCCCTCATTCGACCTCAGCCCAGTCGTCCTCGTACCAATAGTGGCAGCCTTTTCCGTCGGTGAACTGGGTCCGCAGGACGATCTCTTTGCTGGACCAGGAGAGGAAAAGAAGGTCCGCTCGCATCGGCCGGATTCCTCCGCTGTGCCAGGCTTTTACCTGTTCCAGCGCTATGTCGTAGTTCTCCTGGGTGATCATGTTCGTGCTGCTGTACCCCACCCATTGGGAAGGCTGGGTAACGACGGCCTCCACGGTGCCGCCGTAGAGGGTGCTGTCAACGCGGTTGAAGATGCACCAGCAAATGGACTTCTTTCCGCGCTCTGAGTTCTCGTTCATTCCTTGGAGTACGCGGGCTATCCATTCCGCTTCGACCTGGATCTGGTCGCGCTCCTGGTCGATCTGGTCGAATCCGTAAGCGGTTTTCAGCTCCTGCTCCATATCTATACGGGCTTGCTCCATTTCGGCCGTGTGCTGCTGCTGCGCTGCCAGCAGGGCGGCGGCGTACTTTGCGCGTTCCTGCTTGCGGACGGTGTTGGAGCAAATGAGGGCTACAGCGCCGAGAACAAGCGCCCAAATCAGCACTTTCTCGATCTTCGTCACCAGGCGCTGGTGGCTCTTGCACCAGCGTACCGACATCTTGAAAAGCTCCTCGGCAGCAGCGGCCGTCCAGGCGCAGGCTTCAAGCCCAATCCGTCTCCATTCGATGTTTTTCATGTTATAGGCCCTCCTTATCCTGGTCCCGTTCAAAGTCGTATTCTATGGCTTCCTCAACGGTCTTGATGTCACGCTGCCGGAAGCGTCTGTATATGCCCTTGATGTAATTCCAGTTCACCGCGCCGGCGAGACTGGCCTGCTCGAAGGCATAGGCGAGCAGCTTTTTCTTTTCGAGTGGGAAAAGGGTCCGCCCCTGGTCGTCTTTCTCTCTCAGGAAGGACCAGCCCCATTGTAGGTCCATTTCGCTCGGGGTCGTTCCGGGTAAAAATCGTCTGAATAGCTGATCTAAGGTCTCTCGCAGGTCGTTCACCTGCTCCTCTGGGAGTGTGTCGGAAATCGGCTCCATATCGAAGAAGCTCTCCTCCGGCTCCGGGATTTCCGGGTCGTAGTCGTCCCAATCGCCGCCGGCGATCACGAGCTGTTCTCTTTCCGCCACGGAGAGGAGCCTGTAGGCCCCTGGACGGCTTTTCGTCCCCGGCTCGTACAGAATGTACCCTTCGTCAATGAGCTGCGCCCTGGCCGCTCTCGCCGTGCTGCAGGAGCAGTTGGCGAGAGGGCCGAGGTCGTCGTTCTCGATCTTGAACCATTCCGGCCAGTATCTCCGGTTTGCGAACTGCATCAGCTTGTACCAGAGCAGTTGTGTTACTACTGGAAGGGGGCGGCGCCGCATCCTGCGCTCGAAGGCGTTTATCTCCGCGAGATAATTCAAACGGCACCTCCTTTCACTCTGGTTTCGGAGCCGCTGCGCCCCTGTTATTCCATTGTTACCGTACTGCCGTTCTCGCCGCCCGTAACAATGATGTTCTGCGAGAATCGCGCCTTCATGGTCGGGTCGTGGCTGATGGCCAGGATTCGCATATTCGGGTTTCTGGTTGCCATGTTGGTGAGGGCGTCGGCGTATGCCTCCGTGCCGTCCGCGTCAAGGAAGGGCGGCTCGTCAATGAACAGCATCCCGAGCTGGACGCCGGCCCGGCGGGCCTTCACGTCTGCGAGGCCCAGGGTGACCGCCAGGGCGATCTTCACCTTTTCGCCGCCGCTGTGGCTGAGATAGGGCCGGACCATCCCGGAGATATTGGAAATCCACACTTCCAGGGCGTTGACGATCTGCTTCGTGCTTTTCTGCTCTTTCTCCGTTCGGATGTCCACCGCCATCTTTCCGCCGGTCATGGCCGCCAGAATATCGTTGCTCTGCCGCATGATCTCGGGCACCACGCTGCGGATAATCATGTACTGGATTCCGTCGAGGCCAAAAGCCTGGGCCAGGGTCGTGTAGTCGTTCAGCACGGCGGCGGTCTTCTGGATCTCGCCGCGCAGCTCCACGATCTTTTCCTCCGCCTCGGAAATTCTTTCGAGTTTGGCCTTGATCTCTCCGCGCTTCGTGGCGATTTCGTCCAGCTCCCGGCGTGCCTGTGCGCGAGCCTGTTTCTGAGCGCCGATGTCAGAACCTCCGGGCGCCGCTTTCAGCCGGTCGGAAAGGTCGTAGGCCTGCTTCGCCAGGGCTTCTTTTTCCTCCGTCAGCTTCTCGATCTCCGCGGTCAGCTCCGTGAGCTGCTCCTGCTTGATCTCGATGGCCGTCTTGGCGTCTCGGCAGATTTCGAGGAAGTCCGCCTTTTTGGTTGCCTCTGCGATCTGCTCCGTGAGTACGCTTTCCTGGAGCGCCGCTGTGGCGCACTCGGAAATAACCGCGGACGCCGCTTCCTTGCGCTTCGTGGCGTCGTCGAGGGCCTTTTGGGCCTCCTCCAATGCCTGGGTGTTCGTCGTGATCGCTTCCTCTGCAAGCGCCAGGGAGGTGGCCTTCATGGCCATGGCGGAGTGCTGCTTCTCCTGCCGGTCTGCTTCCTGCAGGTCCATGGCCGGGTCCGGCGTGGCGGCCAGAGCAGCGCGGGCCTCTTCGACCTTTTCGCGCTCCATGTCCATGTACGCCTCGTACTCTGCCTCCGCGTCTTCGAGCTGCATCCGCAGGTCCGGGAGCTTCTTTTTGGCTTCTGTGGCGTCCGACAGGAATTTGCAGGTTGCGTTCTCCGGGACCGGGCATCCGCTCTGAGCCAGCCGGCCGGCGGCGGCTTCGCAGGTCTGCAGTCGGTTCCTGATGTCCTGGATCTTCTTTTTGCCGTCAGCCTCTACGGTGAGGGCCTTGCGCTCCGCCTCGTGCAGCCGGTCCTTTGCGGCCTGCAGGGCGAGGCTCATTTCACGGGACCGCGCTCTGATCGTTGCAATCTCTTCGAGAATCGCCACAGCGTGCTTGATTTCGTCCCTCTGAGCCACGATTGTCTTCGCGGCGTCTATTCGCCCCTGAGCAGTATCGACGCGCTTCTGCGCCATCTGAGCGTCCCTGACGGCCTGGTCGTGCTCTCGGGTGGCTGCCTTGCCTCTCTCAATGGTCGGACCGATGTCGGCAAGCTCCGCTTTGAGCTTTTCGAGCCGGGCGGCGGCTTCCTCCGCTGCCGGAATGAGATCGACGCGAGCCTGGAGCTTCTGGATCTCCTCCCGCAGCTCTGCGGTCCGGGCTTCCTTCTGGGTCACTTTGAGGGAGGCCGCGGCTGCTGCCTGCTGCTTCTCCCGGAGTTGGTTTTCCACCTCCTGCCGCATGGCTGCGGCCTTCTCGTATTCCGCTATGGCAATATCTGCCGTTTCAAGGACGATGCCCTGTAGGGTTGCCTGTTCGTCGAGGGTCCTGTCGTCGGCCTGCAGGGCTTCTTTCCTGCTGGTCTCTTCTTCCAGGATGGTGATATGGTCCCGGGCGGCTGCGAGGGCACGGCGCTGGTCCTTTGCGCCGAGCTTGGCCAGCTCCTCCATGTTGGTGTAAATGCCGAGGCCCAGAAGGTCGCTCAACACTTCCATGCGGCGGTCGCTGCTGGCCTCCAAAAACAGGCCGTAGGCGTCTTGCCGGATCAGGGCGATACTGCAAAAAGTGTTGCAGTCCATGGCCAGCAGCCTCTCGATCTTTGCCTGGGTGAGCTTCATGGTCGTGTCGCTTTCGTCCTCCCAGGCGCCGGTCTCGGGGTTCTTGCGCTGCAGGGCGAGGGTGCCGCGGCCGCTCTTGGTCCGGGTGCGGATAACGCGGAAATCCTGCTGCCCCATCTGGAATGTGAAGGTGATCGCGCCGCTCTTGGTGCCGTCCCTTACCCATCCGCCGATGTCCTCGGACCTGGTCTGCTCGAAAAGGCAATCCGCAATCGCGTCCATAAACAGGCTGCTCTTGCCGACGCCGTTCTGGCCGTTGACCATGGCCATGTGGACCGGGGAGAAGTCGAAGGCCGCCTCCGTGTAGCTGCGGTAGTTCTTCACCTCAATGGTGAGAGGGACGAATGCGCCGGTGTGTTTGTCGGCGTCCCGGCCGTCGTCGGCCTGCTTGATGATCGGTGCCGCCAGTTCCATCAGCCTGGCTATATCCTGCTGCGCCACGTCGTTTGTTTCGAGCCAGCGGCGGAGGCTGTCGGTCGGGCTGTCGTGCTCCGTCATGGCGTCCTTGGCGTCCAGCTCCTCGATGTCCTCCGGGAGGACTTCGGAAACGTGGAAGGCGCCGGCGGCGAGTACGGCCTTCTGCAGCTCTGCCCGGTTGAGGGCCTTGTCCTGCTCCATGCTGGCCGGGGTGTATCTCACGCGCACGATGGCGTCCTGGATTCCTGCTGGTGTGGTTTCGAGGCTGCCGGTCTGAATGAATTTGCTGATTGCCTCGGGTCCGAGGCGGTAGGTGAAGTGCTTGCGCTCCGGGGTCTGGATGAAGGTGCTTTCCACCTCTGGGATTCCATCGTGGACCCGGTGCATGACGTCGTTGATCTCGTGGATATAGAAGCCGTGCTCTGTGCCTTCATCGTTGAAATTGAGCTGGTTCACGCTGCCGCAGTAGTAGGCGGGGGTGCTGCTGGGAAGGCGCTGCGGGTGGTGAATGTGGCCCAGGCAAGCGAGGGTGACGCCGGTTGCGTCGATGGTGGCCGGGGTGATAACAACGTCCTGGCCTGCGAGGAAGGTGCTGCCGTTGTCCGCCAGGGCACCGGCCACAGTGTAGTGGGCTACCAGGATGCTCGGGCGGTCCTTGTCGAGCCGTGTGGAAAGGCCGAGCACCACGTCGTTAATCAGGGCGGTGGCATTGCGGTTCTCCGCTTCCTTGTCCATCCCGGGGCAGAAGGTCCGCAGCCGGCCCTTGTCGAATCCGGGTACCGCCACGATCTGGACGTAGCCTTCTGCGGTCCAGAGGCTTTCCACCGTCGGCTGCGTATAGATGCGGAAATTGGTGATTCCGTCGGTGCTCTTTCTGATCGTGTCGAAGGCGAGGGGGTTGTCGTGGTTCTCCGTGCCGAACAGCAGGACCACGTTGCTGCTGTATGAGCAAAGGGGGAAGATAAACCGGGTGAGGGCGTCGTTGACGTCTTCCAGGGCGGTGTCCGCCCAGACGCGGGACCTGTTGAAAAGGTCGCCGGCTATGATCGTAATGTCCGGGCGCTCCTCTATCGCCTTCTCCACGATGAAGTCCATGCAGGCGAGGGTGTCTTCTCTGCGGAGGTTCCGGCCTTCTTTGGTCGGGCCGCTCAGATCGCCCAGGTGGATATCGCCGGTGTGAAGTATCTTCACTCTGCTGCCTCCTCTCCAACATCTACTCCGCGGCTTTCAAGCTCTTTCCGCCAGAAGGCTTTCATTTCCGGGGTGCAATGGGCCATAGCGTCGGCCCAGGTCGGCCAGCGTCCGTGCTGGTCGTAAAATTTGTACTGATAAGCGAGGCTGTCACGGTTGTGCGGAAGCTCCGGCTCGTGCTTTACGGCGCACATGGGGCAGGTTCCCTCTGGCGTCTTTCCGAGGAGCATAACGCCGTGAAGTTTGCCGAGATATCCCATCACGCATCCTCCTCTCTCGCATAGTCGAAGCACTCAACGACGGTGCCGTCCATGGCCATCACCAGCCGGCCGTTATCGTTGGGGATTCCGAAAAGTCCGTAGGCCGCCCAGTTGCAGCCGTCCGGGTTTCCGTCCGGGCTGCCGGGCGCCCCTGCGCCCTTGTGCCGCCCGATGCACTCCTGATAGGCGGCGTTGGGTCCGTCTCCGCCGGCGTCCACAAACTCCTGCACGGTGTAGACCTTCCCGCACATCGGGCACTTGAATTTCCAGTCGTTGACCCGTTCTCCAAAGAGGGTCTTGCCCTCTTCGAGCCAGTCTTCAACCGGCGTCGGGGTCCTGTCGGTGACGATGCTGCGGCCGCCTCCGCGGATGGCGTATGTGGTCCTCTCCATCACCAGCGCCCTCCGTTCCTCTGGCCGCCGCCCTGCGCGGCTCTGGCCTTCTTCTGGCAGCCAAAGCAGAGGCAGCGCCCGAAATGCTTTGTGCTGTAGTCCTGGATCTCTTTGGCGGTGGATCGGTCGCCGTCGGTAATCACCCGGCCGCAATCCGCGCACTTGATGGCGGTGGTGAGGGGGTCCTGCCACTGCTGCTGCGGTGCCGGGGCCTGCTGCCTGGGCGCCTGCCGCTGCTGCGGCGCCGGTCTGGGTGCGGGAGCCGGGGCCGGTTCTTCATATCCGCCGTTGTAGACGTCGTCGGGATAGCCGCCATCTTCCTGGTCCCCGTAGTCGTCTCCCTGGTATCCGTCGTCCTCGTAGCCGGCTTCATCGTCAAACTCGGGGACTTCCTCTGCGGCCTGCTGCGGGAGCTGCGGGGCGGAGGCGGTGGGAAGGGCCTGCCGCTGCTGCGGCGCCTCGAACAGGAGGCCCATAGACGCGAGGTAGCTGCTGGCCACGGCGTCCTTGATCTCCGGGGCGTCGAGGTTCGGGACCACCCTGGCGATAATGAAGGGCCGGCGCAGCTCTTCCAGGGAGTAGCCGCCGGCAAGGCCGAGGGCCGCCCGGAGTGCTCGCATGAAAGCCTTGCTTTCCGCCATGGCTGCCCGGTGGGGCAGGAAGCGGTTGTACTGCTTATCCGTCATGCTCTTGCTCTCTGCGGTGACGTCCACTTCCTTCGTGGCCTTCATCATGCGGAAGCCGCCGGAAGGCTCCGGGACGCGGAGGGTGACCGTGACGGCGATATCGTAGGCGTGGGGGCACTCGCCGCACACGCGGGCCTTGCCGGTCGCCTTGGCCACTTCGATGCAGCGGTTGCATACCTCCGTGTGGCCCGAGGTGGTGTCCACGATGCTGATATTCGCGGCGGCTGCCAGCTTCATGCCGCCCACCTTCGTGATGGCGTACTGGCCGCTGGACTTCTCGTAGTAGATGTCCTTGGAGGGTCCCTTGTTGTATTCGTCCTGCCGGCAGTCCAGGGAGACCTCCGAGACGACGATCTTCTGCAGGTTGCTGGCCGCCTGCATCGTCGTGACCGGCACCAGCACGTTGTACCGGGTCTTGTCGTATCTGTTCAGCTCAACGATGGAGCTATAGTTTTCTGCCATATGTCAGTTCCTCCTTGACACGGCTTTCCTGGCCGTGGTATAGTCTTGGTATGTCAGTTTCCCTAAAACCGTTACCCAGGCTGTCGCGGGCCTGTGGTGGCGGTTTTTGTTATTTCGAGGGTGGCGCCGAAGAGCAGAATGTCCGTGATCGATTCCTGGACCAGCCCGAGGAAGGATACCGCCCGGCGGAAGTCTTCGCGCTCCGCCTGGTCCACTTCTCCGTCCAGGGCGATCTTTTCCAGCACGGCCGTCACGGCCTGCGCGTCCTCCACCATCCGCCTCACTCTCAAAGTCGCGTATGGGAGTGGGCGATCCGTCGCTTTGCGCCCTGTCCTCCTTCCCACAGGGCAATCGGAACAGTACCGATAGAGGATGTCCGGGGCCTTGTAGCCCTCCGCGTAGGTGACGGCGTCTGCCGGTGCTATGTCTACCTCTCCGCGCTCATGGCGTCCGATGGTCTCGGGCGAGTACGGTACCCTCATGGCTGCCGTGCTCCTGCTGACACATCCCGCCTTTTCCCTTGCCGCTCGAAGATACTCGGGCGGCTTCTTTTTTGCGGCGGTTGACACGCTGTTTTCCTCCCCTTCTGGTATCATAAAGCTCGAAAAGAGGAGTTAATCTTCGGGCTGCAGGCACTTGCAGCGCCGGGCGGCCCGCATGGCGTTCTCCGTGTACTGCCGCTGCCAGGCGTTCTGGGAAGGCGCCCAGCGGAATCCGTTGCCTTTCAGCTCCTCCCGGGTCTCCGCGTCGGGCTTATCGTCGAAAATGACCTGCAGGCGGTTCAGCGCCTTGTTGACAACGACCTTACCGCCGTCAAATTCCCAGCCTTCCGGGGCCGGTTCGCTCTCCCGCTTTTCCAGCTCCTCGATGCGCTTGGCCAGTCGGCGGATCTCTGCACTGTTGTTCGACAGCTCGTAGCTCTGGAAGGGCTTGCCCTCCATGTGCCACTGTGATTTCATGTCGGCGTCGAGCTTGGCAGCGTTCTCCTCCGAGAGGTAGGGGCAGCCAATGACGGTCTTGTTCTGCCGGTACCAGGCGTTCACGTTCTTCATGGTCTCCTGGGCCTTCTGCAGCTTCTCCATCTTGGCTTTCAGCTTGGCGAGGGCATTCGGGTCGTCGCTGCTGATTCCTCCGCGGCCGACGCTGCGCATCTTGTCGAGGAGGCCCTGGATCTGATTCCATTCGTCCATCAGCGTGGCGGCCCGGGCGTTCTGCTTCTCTTTCTTCCGCACAGGGAAGTTCGCGGGGCCGGCGATCATCACCGACGGGCAGCTCGCCGTGTTCGCGTTTTCGGCGTTGATGTTCTCGGCCAGCTTCCTGGCGTAGGTGTCGAGCAGCCGGTCGATCTGGTCGTGGTACATCGGGTCCGTGCTGTCCTTGCAGGCCTTGGCCAGCAGGGAGGCCTTGTCAACGTAGAGACGGTATTCCTCTGTGGCGCTGCCGGGCTTGTAGTCGCTCCAGCTGATGGCCTGCTTTGCCCTCCGGGCGTTCTCCTCGCTGATGGGGTAGTAGGTCGGGGTCGGCCCTGGAATAACGCCGAGGTCCGCCTGGATCTCCTCGGAGAGTTCTTTCTCCGTCTCGAAGTAGCCGTACACGGTCTGCTTGGTCGTGGGGAATGCTGCTCCGTTGGGGCCGTAGGAGTGGACCAAGGTCGATTGTTCGTCTGCGTCCAACACAAGGCTCTTGGCGTAGATCGTCATGTAGTAGCGCATGCCCACGGCTCCTTTCTGCGGTTCTTGGGTTCCGCAATCGCTCCCAGGAAGCAGTTCCCCAGGCAAATCCAAATCCCTCCGGCGATCTTGGCGAAGGTAAGGAAGGTCGGGCGCCAGCGCTGCTTCTCCGGGTCGTACTCGTGGCTCCAGGCCTCACCGCACTGCACGTAGTTGGCGCGGAGCGAGGCGGGCGGGAGGTTGTTCACGATCTCGTCGACGATGCTTTCTTCCACGGCGTCTCCCTTGTGGTCTTCCCAGCGGAAGTCCCTCTCTCCCCATACGGCGCGGGTGACGGTCGCCCGGGGTGTCACAGTTCTGATTTCGTCCATGTCAGTTTCCTCCTGTATTGATGTCCGGGCTAAACCGCCCGGCGGGGTTGCACTTTGGGTTTCTGCGGTGGGGTGGCGGTCCCGGTGTAATACCGGCTGTCGAAATACCGTCTCGGTACCCGGCCGGCCACGGTCAGGTAGCCTGCCGCGTCCAGCTCGGCGTTGAGCTGCCGGATGATCTCGTAGCACTTGGCCCGGGAGAGGTCGAGCATCTTCATGACGTCTTCGACAAAGTAGAAATAGTCGCGGTTATTTCCCATGTCTCACGCCTCCGCCCCGGCCGTGTAGCTTTCCATGAAGGCGCGGACCGCGGGGATCAGCTCGATCCCGGCGCATCTGCCGGTCGTGGTCTCCACGAGCGTGGTGTACTTCACGCCGGCGGCCTCTGCCAGCTCCTTTACGGTCATACCGTGCTTGGCGGTGAAGGTCTTGACCTCAATGCCAAACTCGGTCTTAGGCTTGCGGCTGGTTGCCATTCTGCATTCCTCCTATCTCATTTTTTTGGCTTGTTTGTTCGGTGACTTTGTGATACCATTGGTCTGCCATCATCAGGCGCGGGGACAACCACCTCCCCGGCGACAGCCCTGTGGGCTGTTTCGGCTCTGTTTCCTTTCTCCCCGTTACGTCGGATAGGACATCGTATTGGCGGCCTGCCGGCCCGAAGTTCATTCTTTGGTGAGGAGGTCGTAGAGCTTTGCTTTGAGACGCATGATCTCGGCATCCTTGCTCTCGATGGTGGCTTTCAGATCGTCGATCTGGTAGGCGTATTCCTTGGCGCGTTCCTTGGCTGCCGCCTCTGCCTCCTGCGCGAGGTCCAGATCCTCTTGGTACCTCTCGATGCGCTTTTCCTTGTCCTTGATCTCGGCCCGCTGGGTCTGGTTCTCGATCTTGATAACAGCGATCTGCTCACGCTCGGGGTTGCTGTGCTCATTCCAGAAGCGGGTGGCATCCTCCCAATTCCAGATCTGGAACAGGATGGAGTAGAAGGTGTCGCGGGTGGGGGTCCGGGTGGAGCTCCAGGTCCCTTTGGGGTCCGGCTCGCCGTTTTCGTTGTTCCGGCCGATGTCGTTGGCCAGGGTGTCCAGCTCCTCGATGGTGCTGTGCCCGAAGATGTCCTGCGCTCTGCAGATGTCCTCCGGCTTGCAGCTAAAGCCGTGGAACTTCACTTCCATAACCAGGTCGCGGGCGGTCTGGATCTTGTCGTATCTGCTTGCCATGTCGTTTCCCTCCGTTGTTTTCCTTGTTTGTTTGGCTTGTTTCTGTGGCTATTATCGCTGATAGCAGCGAGAAAGTCAACTGTTTTTTCGTAGGTAGCAGCGATTTGTTGACTTCGCTGTATTCAATATCCGCTGTTAATATCGAATTTGTGCGTTTTGCTGGGGGTGTGTTCGTGGATTTCTCTGAAAGATTAACGATGCTGATGGCCGAAAAGCGCCTCAGCTATAACCGTCTCGGGAAGGATCTCGGGGTGTCTGACCGGGTCGTCGGTGCCTGGGCCAAGGGCGAGAACGGAATTAAGATGTCTTTCGCCGTGCAGCTCGCGGATTACTTCGACGTTTCCCTGGACTACCTGTTCGGTCGGTCCGAGGTCCGGGCCGTGGCTGCGCCGGAGCCGGAAATAAAAAAGGCCCCGGCCCTGGATCTCACCAGGGACGAGGCAGATATGCTGAAAATCTATAGCCGGCTCTCCGGCCGGGAGCAGGCGATCCTCCTGGGCGAGGCCCGGGGGCTGCTGCTCGCAAAAGGGGAAGACCTTGGCATCGCGTCGGCGGTGTGATCTATCTCGACGATCTCCCGGCCTCGGATTAGCCTGTCGGTAAAATTGTTGGAAACTTGTTGATTTCTCTTTTCGGCGGCTTCTCCTCCAAATATTCCTGCCGAAATCCGGCAGGAAAAAAATTATTCCTGCCGAAATCCGGCAGGAATATCAAGGATTCCTGCCGAAATCCGGCAGGAAAAACGGCGATACATTATTATTAAAAACAAATAATATATATAAACTCTTTTGATGATTATGATGTCTCCTCTAACCTAAAAGAGAGGTATAATAGCGATTTTTGGCCTTTTTGTTCGTAACTCTGTTGAAAACTCCAAAAGGGGGTCTCTGTAATGACCGGTTATCTCCGCTGCCGCTCCTGCGGTGCTGAAACAAACTGCGCTGACCTGGTCTCGGGTTTCTGCCCGGTCTGCGCTCAAATCCATGTGGCCGCTCTGGCCGACCTGCAGCGCCAGTACGACGCCGCTCTGGCTGCCGGCGATCCTGCTGCCTCCGAAAGGGTGGCGGCTCTGATCTCCGACTATGAGCAGTCCGAGCGCGTCCGTCTCAAAGACGCCGTTCACGACCGCCACCTCCCTCGGGTCTCCCGGTAGGCGGTGTCGGATGCCTGCGTATAAGGACAAGGAGCGCGGCACCTGGTTCGCCACGTTCTACTACACGGACTGGCAGGGGAAGCGCCACAAAAAGAAAAAGCGGGGCTTTGCCCGCAAAAAGGACGCCGAGGCCTGGGAGGACGAATTTCTCCGCAAGGAGGCCAAGAGCTGCGATATGTCTTTCCGCTCCATGTACGATCTCTACATGGCGGATATGCGGCCCCGGCTGCGCCGGAACACGATGCGGAATAAGGAGTGGCTTTACGAAAGTAAGGTCCTGCCGTTCTTCCAGGATATGCCGGTCAACAAAATCTCTCCGGCGGATGTCCGGCGCTGGCAGTCGGAGCTGCTGTCTCAGGAGTACGCGCCCACCTACGTCAAGACGATCAATAACCAGGTCTCCGCGCTGTTCAATTTCGCCGTGAAGTATTACGGCCTGCCTTCCAATCCGGCCCGGGTTGCCGGCTCCATCGGGAAGAAGAAGGCCGGCGAAATGAAGTTCTGGAAGGTCTCGCAGTTCGAGGCCTTCCTGGCCAACGTCAAGGGCCTGCCGGCCCAGGTCGGTTTCAAGACCCTGTTCTGGACCGGAATGCGTATCGGGGAGCTGCTGGCCCTCACTCCGGCGGACATTGATCTGGATGCCCGGGTTATAAATATCCGGCGGTCCTTCCAGTCTATCGAGGAGGAGGAAGTCATAACGGACCCGAAGACGGAAAAGGGCGTCCGCTCCGTCGAGATCCCTGAGAAGCTGGCCGAAGACCTCCGGGACTACATGGGGCGCTTCTACGATCTGTCTCCCGATCAGCGAATCTTCCCCTACACTAAGAGCTTCTTCCACCACAAGATGGGGGCTGCCTGCGCTGCTGCCGGCATGGAGAAAATCCGGCTCCATGACCTGCGCCATTCCCATGCTGCGCTCCTGATCGACATGAAGGTCCCCATCCTAATGGTGTCCGAAAGGCTGGGCCACGAGAACGTCGAAACGACGCTCGAAATCTACGGCCACCTCTACCAAGAAACGGCCTCCGATGCGGTCCAAAAACTCAATGATTTGATCAAGTAGTGCCAAAATAGTGCCACGAGGCAAAAAGAATCCCCGGGAAGCCGCTTAATTGCAGGCCTCCCGGGGTTTTCGGATATTATTCCCACTCTTCGGTTCCTGTGTTTTTCCTGGTCTCTCCGAGTGGGTTTTCCCCTGCCTTTTTGGCTGTCGTCCACGCCGTCCACCACGTCCACGGTTTTCGCTGGGTGCCGTGGAGCCAAAATAGTGCCACGCCTCTTTTCAGCTTTTGAGGATCTTCCTCCGCTCGATGTCGGCCCGGATAAGGGCCTTGATGTAGCCGGAGACGTTTGGCACCTTGGCCAGGTGGTCCACGATGTCCTGCTCCGTGTCGAACAGCACGAGCAGGTAGGTCTTGACCTTGTGCTTCTCCTGGTATTTCTTCTGTGGGCCGTATTTCTTCTCCATGGCTGCGCCTCCGTCGTTTTCGTAATTCTATCCCAATCCTGGATCTCCGTCAAGGGGTTACCATTCGTCGTCTTCGTCTTCGTCCTCCTGGAGGTAGGCTTCATCCTCGGACTTGATGTAGTAGTCCCACATATCCTCCTCGTTGGCCTTCTGCTCCAGCTCTGGGTGCTGCTGCAAGAAGGCGAGGACGCACTGCTGCAGCGTGGCCACGGCGACGTCGTAGAGCTTGTCCGAGGTCATGCCCCACATATCGTCAATGACGGACCGGGTGTCGCTGTCGGTGTGGGCCTGCAGGTACCGGGCGGCAGCGTTGCATGTCTCGTTACCGTAGTCAACACCGATGTGGTCCCCGTCGTTCCAGTTGCGGTAGGCGATCCGGGTCACGGCCCGGACGATCTCGCCGGCCTCGGAGGGGGCTTTCCCCTCCGCCGGTACCAGGCGCTCGAAATACTCGTGGAATCTCTGGTCAAGCTCTGTCATGGTGTGTTCTCCCTTCTGGCCTCTCTGACGGCCGCCTCTGCCTCCTCGCGGGTGGCGTAGTAGTCGATATATATATCCTTGCCCCGGAGTTCCTTGTAGGCGCTCTCGGGCTTCCTGACGGCTCGCACGGTGTCGGTGATGGCGGCAATGATGTGGCCGCGGTCGTCCACGCTTGTGGTGACAGCGGTCCAGGTTTTGAGGCCGCCTTCGACGAGCTCGTACTGCTGCATTTCCTTCTCGGTGAGGCTGTCTTCGTAGTCGATGAAGCCCCAGGCCTCCGTGCCCGCGTCCGCCACAGGCTGCCGGTAGTCGAAGTTGTGGATGGTCAGGACCGTGTGGCCGATCCGGGGATAAGTCCCCGGACCAACAGGGCGGTGCGTGCTGTAATACCGCTTCACGGCTGCGCCTCCTCTCCTGGAAACGTCTTGGTAATCTCCCGGGCGTTATCGCCGTACCAGTTGCGGATGAAGCGGTCGGCCAGGATCTCCACATCCGTCGTGCGCTCATACCGCACGTCGAGGAGCTGCGGGCCGCTGATGGACATTTCCACTCTCATGTAGTAGCCGGTGCCGTAGTGGGCTTCGCCCTCTTTCGGCGGGAGCATCTTGAAGGTCAGCTCCTCAGTGAAGTCCTTGCCCTCGCAGGTCTTGCCGCTCACGACGGCGTTCAGTTTATCGTAATGCATCATGTCAGCTTCCTTTCTCCCGGTCTTTTGCCCGGCCGGGAGGGCGTCGTCTTTACTGCTTGTGAATCAGGGTGCGGAAGTGGAAGCACTGGATGTTGTAGCCGCCCGCGCCGATGGTCTGGATCTTCGCCGTCCCTCTCTCGCCTCTGACGTAGCCATTCAGCTCGCCGGTGGCCCCGACTTTGAGAGCCGTGGCGTCCGTGATCGTCCCGGTGATGGCGTTGGTCCTCTCGATGATGAAGTCGTATTTCCTGTTGGCTTCTTCGTCGAGGTCCTTCCGCAGCTTCTCGATGCCTTCCTCGTAGGTGCGGAGGATGTAGTGTTCGGCGTATTCCCATTCGCCATCGTGGACCTTGACCTTCTCTTTCCGGGTCCGGCCGCGCCACTCGACTTCCCGTTCCTCGTAATAGCCATGGAGCTTGTTGTAGCGTTCCGTGCTGACCTTCTCGTATTCAGCTTCGAGGGTCTGCCGCTCCGGCGTCCCGTAGGCTACGCGGTCCATCTTGGCGCAAAGCTCTACGAGCTGCTTCCGGTTCTCTGCCGCCTCCCGGATCGCCACTTCGAAATGATCGAAGCACCGGGCTTTCCACATTTCGAGGAATTGGAGAATCGCGGGGACGTTCCGGCTGGCCGCCTTTTCCTCTGCCTGTGCCAGCTTCTCGCCCCAATCGCAGAGCGCCTTCTTGGCGTCTTCCAGGTCTCGGAGCGTCCAGCGCTTGTCGCTCTCGCTGTAGTAGTAGGGGTTATCCTCCCAGCCGGAGGCCTCTGCCTTGTTGATGCGCTCGAGCTTCTTTTCGAGCTTGGCGATCTCCGCCTTCTTTCCTTCGAGGCGCTTGGTGATGTACTCGATGCTTGCCATTTCGTTTTCCTCCTTGCTTTTTCTGCCTTACCGGTTTATACTTGGAGGGAGGCCGGGGTAAGGCTCCCGGCCAGCCTCCGTGCTGGGGGTGAGAAGCGGTGCTTGTGGAAGAGGGCCGCTTCTTTTTTACGCCTTGATCTTGCTGTCTCGCACGATCTTGGCGGCTTCCTCGGCGGTGGTCGCCGTGGCCTCAATCAGCTTTGCCAGGTTCTCGAGATACTGATTGAGCTCTGCCGTGGTCATTTCGTCCATCTACCTCCTCCTTCCGTAAGGGGCTTCCCCCTGCCTTACAAGTGTATTATAGCATAGTTATATAACTATTCCAAGTGTTTTTTGGGAAATTTCCAAAAATATTTTTGGGAGAAAAGGCCGAGGGGCTTGCTGCCCCTCGGCTGCTTATCGGTCAAATTTGACCTTTGCGAATCGGTCGATGATCTCCTGGTCTTCCTTGAAGCGCTGAGGGAACCACACGTCGATCATCCACCGCCGGTAGGCCTCGTAATCCTCATGGTGGACGCCCAAATAGCAGTCCTTGTTCCAGTCGAGTTCGTAGGCCTGCCAGCTCTTGTCCGTCTCCGCGGTCATTTTCCCGCTGGTGTACTGCTCGAGCTGCCTGCTGTGCTCCTCGATGGATTTCAGAGCCTTCCGCATGAGCTTCTTCCCGAAGTCGGTCAGCCGGGAGCTGTCATAGAGCTTCTTGAAGCAGTCCTGCCCGTAGTTGATGGTGATGCCGTCCGTGTACTCGACCGTGACGATGTTCTGCAGGTACTGGCCGCACCTGTCGCAGAGGCAGCCGTCGTTCCTGCCGACGTGGGCGAAGCGGATTTCCTTGATGTACGCCATTGTGTTTCCCCTCCTCAGTTCACTCGGGCGGCGTCTGCCGCCATATCTTCTGCGACCCATGCGGCGGCCTCTTTGGCCTCTGCCAGGGTACGGAATGCCTTGACCTTAACCCAGCGATTGCCTTCGTGCTTCTGGACCTCGTAGTGGTAGAAGACGTTGGCGTAAACATCGTTCAGAATGCGGACGTCGCCGGAGCGCCATTCCTTGAAGTACTTGTTATGGTTCGTGGTGAATTTCATCTTCCTACCTCCTTACTTCGTGGCGGTGACGGTCCAGCGGTTGCCCTCGGCGGTGATCTCGACCGTGTAGCCGTACAGCTTCAGCTCGTCAGCTACGTTGTAGGCGTCTTCGTAGCTCAGGTTCTTGCGGGTGATGGTCTTCTTCATTTCCGTTTCCTCCTGTGTGTGGGTCTCTCTCACTTACAGCCTGATTATAACATAGTTATATAACTATTCCAAGCCCTTTTTCCAATTTTGCCAAAAAAATTTTTCGCTGTTGCGGAAAGGTCCTGGAAAGTCTATACTGTGTTTTGTCTGGAATCCCGGATTTCGTTACATAACGGAGGTACGAAAATGAAAAAGGCGAAGAAAATCCTGCTTATCACTGTCGTGGCGGTCCTGGCCATCACGGTCGGCTTCCTGGCTATCGGCTTCATTTCCCTGGCCCGTCACCCGGAGGAGGCTCCGGCGCCGGCTGCTGCCGTTACTGCGGAGGTTCCTGCTGCCGCGCCGGTGTCGGACGGTGCTGCCTTCCTGGATCGCGTTCGGGAGATCGCCCCGGGCAACGTGGCCAGCGACGAGAAGATCGTCTCCGTCGCCCTGGAGGGGCGGGAGCTGCGCGTCGTCGTGGATATGTCCGAGGCGTCGAATCTCTCCCGCTTCAACGGCGACGCCGGTCTGATCGACAGTTACCTTATCACCCGGGCGGAGGGTCTTTTCGAGAAGGTTCTGGCCCTCGGGGAGGAAAATGACGGCTTCTATGACGTCTTCACCGTGGACTTTGGCTCTCTTGGCCGCGTCTCGAACAAGCTGGCCGATGTGCAGCTTTACGAGGGCGGCGGTGTGACGGCCCGGTATATCCCGGAGGAGTTGCAGCACGTCGATCACTAATAACGGTTTTCAAGGATCCAGTAACGGTTTCGGCAGTTCTGATAACGGTTTTTCGATTCCCAATAACGAAAAAAGCCCCTACCATTTCGGTGGCGTCACCGATTTGGTAGGGGCTTTATATCACTTGTTGTATGTTCCGAGTACGCCACGCTCTGCGCGGTCCTCTTTCCGCTTGTTGAGCCACAAGAGGGCATCTTCGACGTGGGTCAAAGCTATGGCGTTCTCCCGGCAGGCAAATTCGCCGGCCTGGAAGGCTCTCAGGCGGTCTCTGACCATTTCCAGGAGATCCTCGTCAAGGACGCCGTGCTGCGCATTCGGGTCGCTGCGCGGGCCTTTCTGAAACTGGACAACGATCAGCGGATTGCCGTTCTCGGGGTCGTCATTCGCCATGTAGACGTCATACTCATGGTATGCGCCACCGGGGCCTGCTTCTCCGTCCCGGTAGACGGTGTTCAGCTTGTTGGTCTTCTGGATGGTCGAAAGTTTCTGCTCACTCATTTCTTCATGGTGTCCTTTCTCTGATTCGGGGCAGCTTCAAGGTCTGCCCGGGATATACGACGCTCGTTACGAGGCCGTTCATGGTCTTGATCTCCTCAAATCGCCGGTAGTTCCCAAGCTGGTCCCGGGCGATAGCCCAGATCGTGTCTCCGCGCTGGACGGTGTAGGTGGCCATCGTATCGGTGGCCACCTTTTTCGTGTCTGCTTCCTTCACCGTCTGAGCGCCAGCCTCGGGCGGGGTGCCGGGGATGTAGATTCGGTCGCCGGCTTTCACCTTTGGCGTGGCCAGTCCGTTGATCTCCATGATCTCCGTGTACCGGCCTCCGGCGCCGAGAAATTTCGCCGCGAGGTTCCACAGTTTGTCGCCTCTCTGGACGACGTACAGAAAACGCGCAGAAACGGCCCTTCCTGCGCTTTTGTTTTCGGGGGTATCTCTGCCCGTCTCTGACCCGTCTCCGCGCTCCTGCGCGTCGCTGGCGGCCTTCTCGCGGATTTCCTCGCCATCCTTCATGCTGCCGCTCATATCAGCGCCCTCTTAATACGGGAGGTCGCCGCTCAGGTGGTCCTCCTCGGGGTTAGGCTCGGATTCGGTCTCGCCTTCGTTGCTCACCAGGAGTTCGCCTTCGATAAATGCGCCCTTCCAATGGGCCAGGATGTCCTCGCAGGCGCCGGTGATAATCGCGTCAAGGTCTGCGCCGGAGGCGATTACCAGCTCTTTCGTGGCGTCGCTCAGCTTGGCCTTGGTCATATTAAACAGTCTGTACGCGAGGTCGTCCACGTCCGCGGGGGTGAGTTTGCCTCCGGGTCTGGCCTTCTTCAAGTCTGCCACAATGGTCTGCTGCAGCTCGCCGGCCGTCTGTATCGTCATGTCACACACGAGCTGAGTGGCAATGCTGATGGACTGCATATTTTTGTTATTGCCAAACTTTTTCAGCGCCCAGGCGGCGAAAATCATAACGGCCGCCTCGATTGCCCGGAAGACGATGTTGACGACCTGCTCGATCACGATAGCGGCGAGGGTCTGGCTGCCGTCCGGGTTCTGGGTCTGGACCTCAATGGCTGGGGCCGTGCAGGCGCAAAGGGTGAAAACCATCACCAGCGCCAGCAGCAGGGTAAAGAGCGTCTTTGCGGTGAGATACTTTTTCATGGGGGTGTTCCTCCTTCGTTATTTCAGCAGCGCGGCCATGGTCTGCGGGCCAATCTCCCCGTCAACCGTGAGCGCGTTGTCTGCCTGGAATTTCTTGACGGCCTCCGTGGTGATCGGGCCGAAGCCGCCGTCAGCTCTCTCGGACCCGTTGTAAAACTTCCTGCCGCAGGTGTAGCCGTGCAGGATAAGGAGTGTCTGCGCCGCTTTGACGGCGCTGCCGCTCATGCCCTCTTTCAGCACGGGCAGCTCGATCGTGTAGGTCTCGCCGGTCGTGGCCGGGGCTGCGGTCCCGGTCTGGATCTCCGTCGCCGGTGCTGCTGCCGCCGGTTCTTTGCCGGTGTACTTGGGCCAGTAGGTGTACCGGGCGATATTGCCGCGGTCCTCCGCCTTGGCTTCCTTGTCAGCCGGCACCTCGAATTTGATGCACCAGGCCTTGGCGGCCTCGTAGGCGCCCTGCTGTGTATCTGGTGCGGCTTTGAGGGCGTTGAGGGTGGCGGTGTGGGTGGTCTCCAGCTCGTGCTTCATGTACCAGAGCTGGCCGTCCAGGGCGGTGTAGTCCTTGCCGTTGTTTCCGCACCAGGACCGGAGGGCGGCGTTCCTGCTTGCATGCCACTGGCAGATGCCGAAAGAGGTTCCAGCGTCCCCGATGGCGCCGATCTGGAAGCCGCTCTCTTTGTCGATGTTGGCCAGGGCGCCGCAGGTCGCCGCGGTGTTGAGGCCAAGGACCTGCCTGCAGAAGTTGAAGACCGTCTCTTCGACCGTTCTGGCCACGGTGTAGGTCTGCGCTGCCGGTGTCGGGGTCTGGGTGGCTGCCGCTGCGGGGGCGGCGGGCTTTCCGCTCAGCATCTCGTTCACCTTGCTCTGCACGGCGGTGTAGTCGTAGCCGGCTGCCGTGAGGGCTGCCACGCGCTCCGCGCCGATGCCCCACTTGCCGGCGATAACCTCCTGGGCCAGCTCCGTGACCGTCTTCCCGTCGTAGGCTGTTTCGCCTGCCGGTTTGCTGGGGACATTTATGTCCTCAGCAGCAGTGCCCCAATTCGGGCGGCCGTAGCCGTAGATGGAGCCGTTGCCCACCTGGTAGGTCCGCCTGGCCACCTGGTCGGAGGTGTTAAACTCGATCACCGTGATCGTGCTGCCGCTGACGCTCTCCACCATGCCGGTGTGGGAAACTTCTCCGGGCTTGTAGGTGAAGAAGATCTGATCGACGGGCTGCGGGACGGTGCCGGGGCCGTAAAACTGTCCGCGCTGCTTATAGTACATGGCGGAGTAATAGCAGCCGGCTCCGGCGCTGCGCTGCGGCTGGCAGAGCAGTTCAAGGGCCGCTTCCACTCCGTAGGCTTTCACGAGGCACCAGTCATAGCCTACGTCGCAGTACGGGAAGCCCTGTTTCGGGCCGTTATAGAAATAGCCCAGGGCGTCGAGGTCCCGGGCGTACTTCGTATAATTCCCGCTGCCGCTGTTGGCGGTCTTGTCGTCGAGGTAGGCGTTGCTGGCCTTCTCATGGTATCCGAGTTCGCCCCGCGCAACATTCAGGGCGATGTTTCTGTCATAGCCCATAGGCTCCTCCTTTCTAATCGAGCTGATCGTGGGCTTGCTGGTTGATGTACTTGTCGAGCTTGTCCTTGGCTTCCGGGACGGCGTGGTTTGCGCCGAGTTGCCCGAGACCGTCGAGGCAAGCACTCAGGGCATAGACGATCATGGTCTGCTCTCTCTTGATGGCCTTGATATCTTTGTCCTGTTTCTCCTGCTTCTGGTACCACTTGTAAGCCTTGTTGTAGTACCCGATAATGGCGATCACCGCCGCGAGCACTGCCGCTGCGGTGATAAGGTTCTGGGGGGTAATCGTTACTCCTGACATCCTCTGCTCCTCCTGTCATAGTTGGTCCGGCGCTTCGTTGGCTCCGAGGATTTCAGTGTATCTGGCAAGGGCGTCGTCAACTTCCTGCCGCTCCGCCGCGTCCAGGGCTTTCACCTGCTCGAGCTTCGTGGCCAGGGCCTTCACTATCCGCGCCAGGTTTTCCACCAGGCCGCACAGCGCCTCAATTAACTGTAGGTTTGTCATTTTGCCTCCGTTGAAAAGGGTGCGGCCGGAATGGCCGCACCCTTCCTCTTAGCCGATGGACGCCATCAGCTCTTCGTACTGCTCCTGGGTCAGCCGGTTGGCTGCGAAGTACACGTCGAGCTTGTCCTTCATGGCCTCCAGCTTATCGGTCTGGCCCTTGGCCTTGTACTGGGCGATCAGCTTTTTGCACAGATTGTAGATCATCGGTTACACCTCCTCCGTCAGAAGTTCGAGGACGCAGATGCGCTCCTCGTGGTCGGCCGCCAGCTCCATCAGCAGGTCGGCGGCGTCCTCTCCTCCGGCCGCGTCTTCCTCCGCCTGCCTGCGCTCCTCATCGGCTTTCGCCTTGGCTCGCCAGGCGTCGGGGTTGGCGGTCACACGAGCCTTAGCGGTGGCAAAGGTGCCGACGATGTAGGTGAAATACTCGTCGGCCTGGTATGCCGTGCCGCCCTCCTCGCCCGGGGCCTCGATCTCCTCGATGTTCTCCCGGAAATAGGCTATGGCCCCATTCGGGGCCTCAACGACTTCGACCTCCTCAGGCCGCTGCGTGTAGATGGTTTTTGCTTTCAAGGGAAATCAACCTCCTGCATTTCTTTGGATTCACATAGGGGTAAACGTGCTCTTTTCGGAAATTGTAGCTGTCGCAGTGCTTCAAAATCCCGATGTAAGAAATAACTCCCTGCGCCATGTGCACAGAGAGGTTCGTCGCTGCCCGTTTCATCTTCCTGGCTATTCGGAACATCAGGGGCTTGGCCAGGATGGTGTGATTCGGGAAGAATCGGTATGAGAGGAAGGTAATGCCGCGCTTCTGGATCTGGAAGACCTGCCAGGTCTGTTTGAGCCTCATTCCGAAGCCTTGTAGCCTTCTCCCGAGGTGCATGATCGCTTTCCGCAGGTGGCGCTTGTTCCGGCTCACCATGGCGATATCGTCCATGTACCTGGTGAATTTCACGTCCGGGAAAAGCCGGCGCAGCTCGTGGTCTATCTCCATCAGCGCCACGTTGGCGAACCAATGGCTGACCGGGAATCCGATTGCCAGGCCGACGCCGGTGCTGCTCATTGCCGCCATGGTCTGTGCGGCGAAGTCGAGGAATTTTTCATCCTTGAAAATCCGGCGTAGCCCTCGCATTACCACCCAATGCGGGCAGGTTTCGTAAAATTTCTTTATGTCGGTGATGCCGCCCCACTTGGGCGGCTTTGGGCCATGCAGCCACTTCTTCAGCGCCTCCACTGCTCTGGACTGTCCTGCTTTCGGGATTGAGCCGCAGTTATAGAAATAATTCCTGCGCTCAATATAGGGAGTGGCTATCAGTAACCATGCCTGCATGGCCGCCTGGTCTTCCAGACATGGTATCTGCAAACGCCGGGTCTTACCCTTGTAAGAATCCTTGATGAAGGTTTCCTTGCTCTCGTGGAAGACAAATGCTCCTCCTGCCAGCTTGGCGTGGAGGGTGCTGCCGTACTTCTCCGCGTTGGCGCCGATGTGCCTGGCCATTTTGTTGTCCGGCTTGTTCTTCGCCATTTCGCGCTCTGCTGCTATGCAGTTCTCCTCGGCTATCATCTTCTCCCAGAGGAATCCGACACGTTTCGGCATTTTAATATCCTCTCTCTTGCCTGCACGGGGGTTCGAGAATAAACCTACTACGCCGTGTCCCTGACCCGGGCGTCTCCGTCCGGGCGGCTGTTATTTTTACCAAGGGGTAAGGATGGCTTTCGCCATACCCGGCCGGGGCCGGGTCTTGCAGACGCTGATGCTTCATAAGAGTGAGTATCAAGAGAGTGGGGCGGGCCGCGTAGTTCCAGTTCGAGTTCCCGGCCGTGTTGTTCCAGTTGCCGTAGAAGGGGCCATCATTCGCGCCATTGTTCGCGTTGCCGCCGACACGGAGCACGCAGAAATCAAGCGGGAGTCCGGGGCCATTTGCCTCTGCAAGCCTAAAAGAATTTCGGAGGTCTGATTTGTTCCCGACATTTATGTCGGGGACAAAAGTGTCTGCTGTGTTATGTCAAGGGGGATTGCGATCCCCCTTGACAATCCCCCTCAGGGGGATTTGAGAACGGGGCGGGCCGCGAAGTTCCAGGGCGAGGACCCGGCCGTGCTGTACCAGTAGCCGGAGAAGGGGCCAGCATCCGCGCCATCGTTCGCGCTGCCGCCGACACGGAGCACGGTGTTGCCTGCCGTGCTGTTCGTGTAGAAGTAGTCTCCTACCGGGTCGGTGGAGTTGCCGCCGACCTCAGTGCAGAAGGGCGGGCAAGACAGAAGGCCGCTGCGTTCCAGCAGGCCGAGGGCCTTGACGTAGTTATTGCTGGTCGGGAGGACCAGGCCGGTGTCGATGTGCTTGCTGGTGTCCAGCGCGTCCGCTGCGTCCGCGTCTTCCTCATTCGCGGCAATCCAGATGTGCTGCGTCCCGGTCTCGCGGTAGGCGCCCAGGACGTAAAACCACAGGTTACCGTAAATGACGGCGCCCCGGTAGTAGGCGTTGCACTTGCCGTTGGTGCCGATGTAGCCGCTCTTGCTGCCGATCTCCGCGTCCGCCACATTGCAGATGCCGTGGACGGACCAGAAATTGGCGGTGGTAACGGTGACGGCGCGGTCCAGGGTGAGCACCAGGTCGGTGCCGTCTTCCTCCACGCTGATGATCTGGAAGCTGCCGACCTGGGTGCCGCCGTTGGCGGTGCCGATGTCGAAGATCGCTCCCGGAATGCAGAAGGCGGCGCCGGCGGACTTGGCCACGCGGACGGTGGTGCTGTCGGCTGCGTCTGCCGTGAATTTGTCGCTGTTCTGCCTGTACATACTGTCGCACCCGGCGCCGAGGGCGCTCTGGATGTTCATGTCGCAAAACTCTACGACGCACAGCAGGGTGTCGGCGTCCACGGTGAAGATATTGTCCAGGGTGCCGCCGTAGGCCTTGGCCCGGGTGTGGAGCGTGGCCTGGGAAATGTTCTTGTCCGGCATACCGAGGACCGGCAGGAATACGGCCGTCTCCACGCCGTCCAGGGTGATGGTGACGGTTCTGCCGTGCCAGCGCCCCTTGATCCGCTCGGGGTAGTGTACCAGGCCGCCGGCGGGCTTGTCGGTGACCTCAAAATAGCGGTACCCGGCGTCGTCGTAGCCGCGGCCCCAAAACTCCGGCGTATATACCCACACGCCGTTGGTGTGCTCGTAGCTGAAATCCGGGTCGCCTTCCCAGGCCACGACGCAATCGGTGAGCCGGCTGCCGCTGGCCCTGTTCTTGTAGAGGTCGAGGCTGATATTGCACAGCCGGCGGCCGCTCCAGGGGTAGATGGCGTCGAAGGGGTTGTTGTAGTTGGCGTTCACGCTGCCCCGGTGGGCGAAGTTCGTGACGGTGGTCGTGATGGCTGCCGCGTCGCCGGTGCGCTCCATCTTGTGGGTGGTCTTGTTCCACCTGGCGCCGAAGGTGTGGGACCCGAAGACGCTGAATCCGGCGTCGTTCTCGAGGTCGCTGGTCTTCGTCGCAAAGTACTGCTTTCCGATGGTCGGGAAATCAATCCATTCGGTCAGTTTAGGCATGTCTTTTTATACCTCCTCCACTGTGATAGTGACGTGCCCGTTTCCGTCGGTGCTGTAGACGGTCCTCGCTCCGCCTCCGGCTGCGACTTCTCGGGCGTAGGCCTTACCCATGTTGTAAAACAGGATAATCAGCTTCAAAACCTGTGCCATAATCCCGCCTCCTTAAACAGACGTGAAGACGCCGCTTTCGTTGGCCACATAAACCTTGTCGGGCAAGGCGTAGAGCATCGAGAACGGGGCGAAAACATCGTCCGCGTCCAGGCCTTCGACGTCGGTGCCGTCGGTCGGAAGGGTGCCCGGGTCGCTGTCTGCGAGGATGAAGGCATCGACGATCTGCTTCCCGTCCGGGGTCTTCCCCTTGGGCGTTCTGCTTACTGCATACATGGCGTTTCCTCCTTTAGCTGCCAAGTGTAATGGTGACGTGGCCGTTGTTGTCCGAGGCGAAAGCAACGGTTTTCACGTCCTCCAAAGCGGGCATTTCTTCCCGCGAGGGAGTGAAATGGATGGTGCCGTCGCTGCTGATGGACGGCGTGTAATAGCCATAGGAGCCTCCGATGATGGCCTCCGCTTCTTTGCAAAGCTCCAGGAGGCGCTGAAATTCGTTGGTCCCTGTGACGTGCTGCATGATGCCGGCTTTTCCAACATTGAGGAAGAAAGAGGCGGTCGAAAGGATCTCCGTTCCTGCTTCGTTGGTGAAAACGATGTCCGCCAGCGCGAGGCCGTCCTTGGCGAGGGCGCCTTCTTTCAGCGGTGCGGTGATCGTGCCGTCCTGCTCGATGGTCACGGGGTAGAAGCAGGCGAGGCCGTCTTCTTTGAGGACGCGCAGGTTGGCGGTGTAGCCGGCCTCGGGCGTCCAGCTCTCTCCGTCTTCGGTGATGGTGATGTGCAGGACGCGGAGCACTTCGTCAAACTGTTTTACCGGGACATACAGCAGCTTCACCTTGGCGTTGATGTCAAGGGTGATTTCGTGGGTGTACTGCAAAATAGGTTCCCTCCTTTACGATAGTGTGTGGCTCTTCCAGTTCGTCCAGCCGGGGCTGCTGGCCAAGCTGTTATAACAGCGGGTGTAGACCGCCGTCATGTCATAGGGGGTGTATCGCTGAATTACCATGCCGGCGGGGTTCGCCAGCACTTCCAGCAGGCCGGCCTTCGCTACGGGGTAGCCTTTGAGGGTCTGCGCCTGGGTGGCGTCGTCCTGGGTGTAGATGCCGCCGCTTCTGAGGTTGCTGATATAGTCCTCTCCAAGGTCCGCCACAAAGCCCTGTATCAGGATGTCGTGCTGCGCTATGTCGCCGTGCACGTCCAGCTCGTAATAGGGTGTCGGGTTGTTGATGCCGACGCGGGGGCGGTTGTTGCTGCTGGATCTCTTTCGCAGGGCCAGGATGGGGGTGCCCTGGTTCAGAATATCCGGGTACTCAAATACGGTCAGGTTTCCGAGTTCGTCGTAGACGTAGAAAACAAAGTCGTAGGAGAGGGTTTCGTCCAGCTCCATCAATTCGTCCGTCCCGAAGGTGAAGGTCAAGCCGCTTATCGTCATATCGGCGTCGTTCGTAAGGTCCACCGTGACATAGGCGCTTTCTGCTGCCGAGGTCAGCTTGTACTTGAAGGAAATGGAGACGACGGAGTTCTTCTCCGTGCTGTCCGGCATGATCGAGGAGACCGCGCCGGAAAAATGGAGCTGTATCAGCTTGTCGATTTCGTTCCTGCGCCTGAGGGTGTAGGTCGTGAATCGGGGCTTGCTGTAGGGCAGCACGCGCACGGTCTTGGTGACACTGGTCGCATAGCCGCGGCTGTCGGTGCATGTGACGGTCAACGTCAGGTCCCCGGAGGAATTGACGGCGCCCACGTCCAGGGTCGTGCTGTTGCCGGAAAGGGATTTATCACCTATGCTCACGGAATAGCCGGAGATCGTTCCTCCGTTCTTCCCCGTGCCGGCCGTCGCCGTGACGACCAGGTGGGAGTAGGACTGAATGAGGGTCTGGTCGTCGCCGGTGGCGTCCGTGGTCTCTGCCTCCGTGTCCTGGTAGGTGAAGGCCGAGAAGGTCGGCGCCGAGTTGGCCGCCGTGGTCCTCGCCGTGAAGCTCTTCATTTCAGAGCTGCCGACGAGCGTTCCCTGGGTGCTGTCGGTATAGGTGTCCAGCCTCACCTTGAAGACGCAGGTCTTCGCATTGGGGAAGCTGTTGAGCAGCGCGGTTCTTGTGGCGGCCGGATAGTTGAATGTGTACGTCCTCTGGGTGCCGGTCTGCAGGCTGCTGAAATTCAGCGTCCGCAACAGCGTGGTTCCGTCCTCCGCGTAGATGCGGAAGCAGTGGTAAAAGCTGCCGTAGACTGTGGCCACAAAAGAAGCTGCCGGGGAGGCGTCGTCCATCGTCACGTCTGCGACGCTGTGGAGAAGGCTGCCGCCCAGGGTGGTGGCGCTGACCGCTGCCGCGGTGCCGTATAGGTTGTTCGCCTTCTTCCTGGCCCGCACGGTGATGGTGTACTCCGTATTCGGGTCCAGGCTGTCGAGGGTGAAGCTGCCGGAGGTTCCTTCTGTTGTCGAGAAGGTCGTCCAGCTCCCGCTGCCGATCCTGTACTGCCAAATATTACAGGTGACGCTTGCGCTGGCCGAGACGGAAATGCTGCTGCTCGTGACGTCGGAAATGCTGGCCGTAACGGTCGGGAGGGCGGTGTCAACGGTGGCGACGGACGAATATCCGCCGACGTAGTTGCTGTTTTTCCTGGCCCATACGCGCACGGTATGGCTCCCCGCGGTCAGGTTGGAAATGGTCGTGGAGGCGGAGGTGCCGTTGGTGGTCGAGAAGGTGACCCAGCTCCCGTTGTCCACCTGGTACTGCCAGTTGTCGCAGTTTACGTTGGAGGACGCGGAAAGGCTGATGCTCGAGGCGCTGGCCGCGGACGCGGATATGGTAACGGTCGGGGCGCTGCGGTCGATGGTTGGGAGGGATACGTAACGATTTTCGTTATAGTCTGCATTGCCGTTCGTGCTGGATAGGCAGAACATGTTGAAGTCGTTATAGCTCGTGCCGGATCTCCCGTGCGGGTACATGTAAAAGCCGCCTGTACCGTTGGCGGCGTGGGAAACGGTGATGCTTTGGCTGCCGCTGGAATTGCTCACCAGGACCCATGTATCTCTCGAATCGACGCGGCAGGAATAGGTGATGCTGTTGTTGAAGGCAACCACCTGCGTCCCGTTGATATACAGGCCGCCTTCACCGTAGAAATTGACGCCGTACCAGTTGTGAGAGCGGAAATAGATGGCGTTGATCGTGATGGTCGAGGTGTTATTTCTTACGTCCTGCGAGACCGAGTAATCAACATATATATCGCCGTTGCTGTGGGTAAAAATCTCGTATGCCACTATCCCGCCTCCTTAGTCGATCAGGGCGATATTCAGCCCTTTTTCCCCTCCGCTTGCAAAGGGGATCATCATGGTGTCCTCGATGCGGAGCTTCTTCCGCACGATGGCGTTTACGATGCGGGTTTCGTCTCCGTTCAGAGAGAAGATTTCCTCCTCCCCGTTGTAGCCGGCAAATTCTTCGTTGCTGATTACGGTTTTCTCTGCGGTCCCGGACCTGTAGACCGTGATGCCCCGCTTGTCGATGTTCACGCCGCTGGTGTAAATTTCGTCCGGCGCCGGCGTCCAGGCCTTCGTCGTGACGCCTTCGCATACCATCACATCGGAGAGGTAGAGGTAGTCGCTGCGGGTCGTGGCTACGATCTTAAGCGTGTTGCTCTGGATGCTGTCGATGGTGAAGGAATAGTCCTCCCAGCTATAGCCAGATTCCGAGGACTTGAAAAGCTCTCCTACGGTGTCGCCGTTGTAGACCACATATACCCTCGATTCGAGGGTCCCCGTCTTCTTTATCTTCGCGCTGATCGTGTACGGCTGCCCGAGCACCACCGTGTCGATGGTCTGGGAAAGTGTCGCGTCAACGGAAAGCCGGAAGCAGGAGTTGGAGACCGTGCTGTTTTTTGTGTCGCTGCTCTGCATCGTCACGACGGTCCCGGTCGTCTCCCAGTCGTCCGAAAGGCCGTTAAGGCCGGCGGAGTTGTGGGCGTAGTTTATGCCGCCTCGGAAGGCTTCTGTGAAGTCGATGTTGAGGCCGGCGATCGTGGCCTTGATGGAGGTTATATCCTGCTGCAGTACGTCGAGCTGGCCGGTTCCCTCCGGGTTGGAAAGGTAATTGTTGAGGTCCGTGAAAAGCGCCTGGACGTAGCCCTGCGCAGCCGTGAATGCCTGGCTCAAAACGCCGTCGGTGTAGCTCTGCTGGATCTTCTCTGCGCTGATGGAGTTGGCCTCTATCAGGTCGCCTCGGATAATCAGCGCGTCGATAACGCCGGTGAGGAAGGTGTCGTCAAAGGTGAGGGCCGTGGTGTACGGTCCGTCGATGCCCGTGCTGCTCTTGGCGAAGCCGTTGACGTTCCACCGCCAGACGATCTCCGCCTGCGCGGGGTCTTCGTTGTCCATCATAAAGAGCTCGCCGTTCTGTTCGACGAAATGGCTGCCAAAAGCGCCGGTCAGCATGGCCGTGGCCATGTTCAGCCGGCTTTCCAGCTCCTCCGTCACTTTGCTGCTCGCGGCGGTGATCCTGTTATCGATGTCCTCCGGGGCCTGGGACCAGGACGTGAATTTGGTCCCATGCTCGACCTTGATCTGGTCGGTGCTCGGGAAACTGAAACGGACGTATGCTGCGCCGGCCGGGACGGTGATCGTCTTCGCAACCGGCACTGTGAGGCCCGTGGCGCTCTCGTAACTTCCCTCAACGAAAATCCTGTTGCTGTCATAAAATGCCGTCTGCAGGGCTGTGGTGGCGTTCTCGGACCAAATCTGGACGGCCAGCGTCTTGCCGGCTGTGACTTCGATAAAGTCGGAGACCGTGCTGCCCTCCTGGGAGGCAATCACGCCTCCGGCGCCTATGATCCTGCCGTCCGTGCCCTTGCACACTGCCAGGAGGTTCACACCGCCGATTTCCAGCTCCTCCACGGCGCTGTCGTCGGTGTACTTCGAGGCCAGCGCCCAATCCGCTGCGGCGTACTGGCCGCCCGCGGCTTTGCCGGTAGCGCACCGGTATATGTCCCCATTCGCGCCTTGTACCCAGAGGTCGCCCACACTGTAGGGCGGGACGGGCTGCGCCACAAAGATCTGGGCTTTCCCGTCGATCTTGTCGAAAACGGCCTCGGGGACGTTCTGCTGCTGCCACTTCGTGCCATCCCAGCGCCATGTCGTGCTGTCGGTGGTGTTGTACCAGAGATCGCCGGTGTGGCTGGGCTTTTCCTCTGCTGTCCAGCCGAGGGCCGGGTCTGTTCCCTGGTACCAGGTTTCGGATTTCCCGTCGATCTGCTCCTGGATCTGTTCAAGGTCCTGCGCGTAGGTCTGGTTTATGAAGGCTTCGAGCTGCTTCTGGACCTTGGCGGCGGCTTCGTCGCCGCCGCTCTCCTCCGCCTGCCGTATGCGGTCCTGGATGGTGTCCGGGACGCAGGACAGGGTGACGTCGTTTCTGTCGGTCTCCTCGGGGTATTCGTCGTACCGGACAATCTGATGCTCCACTCTGATCTGCCGCTCAACGTCGATCAGCGTGATCTTTCTCCACATGGAGAAGGTAAGGAAGGAATACCGGGGGTCCTGCTTCGCCAGGTCAATGACGCGGCAGGTGTAGGACCGTACCGGCCACGAGAGCGTGGCCAGCTTTTCCGTGGCGTCGGCGTAAAGGTTCTCGGGGACGGTGTATCTTTCGTCCACCCAGGTCGCGCATACCACCTTGTCGGCAAAGGTCGTGTTTTCCACGTAGGTCTTGCCGTATTTCTTGCCGTCCACGATGGCGTTTTCCATCGTCATGCCCTCCGCCCCGTAGGCGTAGAGCCGGGTGGCGAAAGAGGTGCTTTCGCCCTTGAAAGACAGCTTCTGCAGGTTCAGCTCGGAGGTGATGTATTCCCCGGTGGGGTTCATCTGCTCCGGGTCAACCACCACCAGCCTCTTTTCGAGGATTCTCCACATAAAACGGACGCCGTAGGTGCTCTGGCACTTCTTTACGACGTCGTAGTCGGTGCAGGCGTCGAATGTGATCGTCCTTCTGATCGTGGAGACGCCTGCGCCCTCAATGGTCCAGCCTGTGGGAAGGTGGTCCGTCAGCACGGCCAGGAGGGTCCGCGTTTCGCTCTTGTAGTCGTAGTAGCTCCTGGCCTTCAAAAAGTCGAAGTTCAGCACGCCGTCGATCTTGTTGTCGTTGATCTTCTTGATCAGATACTCATTCCCGTCCGCCTGGATAATGGCTTCCTCCCGGAGGAGCTGGTACTGTTCAAGGTCTGTCGCCATGTAGAACGACAGCTGATCCTCTCCGTCGGCCTTGTGCCGGATGCGGTAGTTGGTGTAGCCGCTCAGCGGGTGTTTCGCGCCCGCCTGGTCGAATACTGCTATCATGCCGCGCCCTCCCTAAATCCAGATCGGGTAGTAGGAGACGGCTGCGCTCTCGATGCCGGCCATCTGGATCTGGTTTTTCCCGGGGGCGAGCTTTGGCCACTCCGTGATGTCGGTGTCGCTGAACACGTTGGCGCCGGTGCTGTCCAGGACGGTTGTATAAACGCCGTCGATGGTGACCGGCCTGCTGCTGTTGATCGTAATGCCCATAAACTGCATGACGCTCACTCCGGCTGCCGGCGTAAGCGTCGCAATGATCGGGCTGTCCTGGTTTCCGTCGGCGTCGATGATGCCGCTGGCCGTGAGGGTGTGTCTTCTCAGCTCCTCATGGCGGATGCCTGTAAGCTGAAATTCCACCTGCTCAATCCAGGGGGCCATTTTCTGCGGGGTCGTGGCTCCGTCGTATTCGCACCAATAGTGGAATCCGTCGGGGAGCCGGAGATCTACGGTTCCCTTCTGCAGGGCGTAGGTGAATCGGGAGATATTCAGCGCTCTTTCGTGGTCGCTGTCGTGCTCGAAGTCGAACACCATACGGATGGAGCGCAGGCCGCGCTTCCCTTTGAGGCGGACCGGGAAGGCCCGGTTTTCTGCCTGCAGATATCCGTCAGAAATCGGGGTCGCCCCGACCTCATAGCTGAGCATGAAAGCGCCGAAGCTCTCGGGTACCACATCGTTGGCTGCGGTTCTGAAAAAGACGTCTTTCATGCTCACTTATCCTCCCATTCAAGTTCTTCTGCCACGTATGGCGTGATGATTCTGGCCGTCTCCCGGCCGTCCACGTTAATCACGTTGACGATGTAATCCGGGTGGCCTCCGTCCCTGCCCTCGGGCGGGGCTTTGTCGCCGGAGCCTCCGTAGTAGCTGCTGGCGCTGCCGCTGCTGATCGCTGCTCCTGTGCCGCGCTGGAAGGCCGAGACGGCGCCTCTGGCCTGGTCGGCCATTGCGTCATAGGAAGCGTCCAGCACTTCCTCCTGGGCCTCCTCATTGGCCTTGACGGCCAAATGGGCGTTCTTTGCGATACCTTCCGCCTCACCGGCCATCAACTGTTTGCCGACGTCGTCGCGGAAAAGTTTCGACGGGCTTGCGATCCCGAAGAAGCCCTTCACGCTGCTTACCACTCGGGAAGCTGCTTCTCGTGCCCGGGCTACGACTCCGCCGATGGCGTTGCCAATGCCGTCCGCCATGCCTTGCAGCAGGTTCGAGCCGGCTTCAACAATCTGCCCGCGGAAGCTAATAATGGCCTGTACGATGGCCTGGATGATCTGCGGTATCGCCCCTATAACGGTGCTAATAATCTGCGGCAGGTTCGTAATCAGGGACGTGAGGAGCTGGATGCCCGCCTGGGCGATAACTCCCACGTTGCTGACGATGGCCTCTATAATGGCGGTAATGATCGTCGGAATGGCCGCCACGATGGCCACGATGATGTCCGGCAGAGCCGTAATCAGCGAGGTCAAAAGGTCGATGCCGGTCTGTATCAGCAGCGGAATGTTGTCCAAAATGGCCGAAGTAATGGCCATAATGATCGCCGGGATTACCGCTATGATGGCTGCTATAATCTGGGGCAGCGCGGCCACAAGGCTGGTCAAAAGCTGAATCCCGCAGGTAATAATCTGGGGTATCATGCCGGCCAAAGTCTGAACAATGGCGGCTATAATCTGGGGCAGAACGAGGACGATCTGGTAAATGATGTCCGGGAGGCCCTGTACCAGAGAGACCAGCAGCTCCACGCCGCAGTCTACGATTGTCGGCAGCATTCCCAGCAAGGCGCCGGTAATGCTCGTAATGATCTGCGGGAGGGCCTGCACGATTGTGCTTATAACCTGCGGCAGGTCCTTCACCAGGCCGGTGAGGAGCTGGACGCCTGCGTTTACAATCCGCGGGGCCTCCGTCATAATGCCGCTGGCAATGCTCTCGATCAGTGCGGGCAGGGCGTTCAAAATGCTGCTTATGATCTCCGGCAGCTTGCTGGCGAGCTGCAGCACGATCTCCGCCGCTGCTTCGATAAAGGTGCCGGCGCCCTGGATGATCGCTTCCGCAATGATCGGCAGGTAGGCCATAATGTGGTCTACCAGAATAGGCAGGTTCTCCGTCAGGCCCTGGGCCACGGCTGTGATCAGGTTCGTCGCCGCGTCAATAAGGTCCGGCAGCCAGTCGCCTATGATCTCCACAAGGTTTGTCGCCCAGGAGGTGATAACCTCGAAAATCCTCGGGGCCTCCGCTACCAAAACCTCCGCGAGGTCTGTGATAAGCTGCGCCGCGAGCACGAGCAGGTCGTTCCCGATGGTCAAAATGCCGTCCAGCAAAATGACGCCGATGTCGGCCGCCACTTTCGCAATTCCGGGCGCCGATCTGGCGATTCCTCCGATGAAGGCTTCTACCAGGTCCACCGCGCCCTGCACGACGGCCGGCGCGTATTCGGCAACCTTCGACACGGCCTTGGCCAGGGCGTCGCCTACGGCGCCTGCCAGGCCCTTTAGGCCCTGCTCCTCAACCGCGTTTTTGAGGTCGGTCATAATGACCGTGGCTTCCTTCACCAGGTCGCGCAGGGGGCCTTGGATGTTCTTGTAAATGGCGTTGCCAAATCCCTCTGTCGCGCTGCTGAGTATCGTGAGGTCGCCCTGCAGGTTGTCCAGCATCGTGGCGGCCTGCTGCGCTGCTGCTCCGGCGCCGTCCATGGCGTCGGATGCGGTCTGCAGGCCCTGTCTAAACTCCTCCACCTTTTCGGTCGAGGTGACGGACATTTTGTTGAAGGCGTTGAAGCCCTGGATGCCAAAAATGGTCTGCGCGTAGGCGATCCTCTGTTCGTCGCTGTACCCGGCGAGGGCGCCGTTCAGCTCGTCAACAACTTCGTTGAAGTTCCTGGCCTTGCCGGTAACCGGGTCGAATGCGCTGACGCCCAGCTCCTGCATTGCTGCCTTTGCCTGGTCCGTCGGCGCGTAGAGGTTCTTCATGGCCGCCGACAGGGCGGTGGCCGCTGCGGAGCCGGTTTCTCCCTGCTCTGCCAGTCTCAGCAGGGCAAGGGCGGTTTCCTCCGCGTTCTGTCCGTAGGTCGATGCCGTGGCGGCGGAATCCGCCATAGCCTCGCCCAGGCCGCGCACGTCGGTGTTGGCCATGGTGGCGCCCTTGGCCATCATATCGACGTAATACTGCGCGTTGTCAAAGCTGTCCCCGAAGCCCTTTATCGTGCCGGTCGTGAAGCTCGCCGCTTCTTCCAGCGAAAGGGCGCCCGCGGCTGCGAGGTCGAGGACGTGGCCCATCGTGGCGATCTGGTCCTCCGCGGAGATACCGGACTGTGCCAGGATATTAAAGCCCTCTGCGGCCTGGGTGGCTGAGAAGGAGGTCTCCGCGCCGAGGCGGGCGGCTTCCTGCTCGATTGCCTGGATGGCCTCCATGGTCTGTCCCATGTATTCGACCGTCTTGTGGGCGCCGTCGCCCATCGTGGCCGAAATCTGGGAAACGCCGGCTTCAAAGTCCGAGCCGACCTTAACTGCATAGGCTCCAATCGCCGCCAGGCCTGCGGCCGCTGCTTTCAATGCCCCGCCGGCGAGTTCACCTAAGTCGGCAATTACGCCAGAGGGGTCGAGGGCTGTATCAAATATTACGGAGCCGTCAGCTTTTCCTGCCACACAATCACTCCTTTCATCGTGTGATTGCACGGCTCAACGGCTCAATGTGCGTCTATGTCAAAATGCCATCATTTTGCCGGCCTCGGCAAAATGGTCTCCCCGGTCTCGGGGTGAAGCTGCTGGCCGTCCTTTATGACCAGCTCAAACTCCCTCTTGCATCCCCTGGTGCATTTGAGGAAAACGTCGTGGCACTCCGCCACGTCGCTGTAAAGGCTGTGTTTCGAGCCACAATGCGGGCAGAGGATCCATTTGGTCTCTGTCCCGAGGGGAATAACGGTGCTTTTCTCCATCATCGAAACGCTCCTGCAAGCACGGCGCCGATGGTGCCGGCTTTTTCTTCTCTGGTCTGCCCGTCGGGCAGGCGGTAAATGTACTGCAGGTTTGCTATCCGCTGCCGCTCGTTATCGTCCTTGATCTTGCTCGTGTCGGCGGCGCGGTAGCCCATGATCTGCACGATCTTGTTCTTGTCGTCCAGGCCGCGGAAAAGGGCCTGGAATTTCCACCAATGAAGGTAGTCCACAGCGTTGAGGTCTATCCCGTACTGTGAAATGAAGGCGGCGAAGATGTAGGGCGCGTCGTGGTCGTAGTCATAGATCCTTTTCGGCGCCAGGGCCGGCTCCGGCCCTCTGTCCACGTTGTCCGGGCGCAGCTCCTTCCCGCAACTGTAAAATTCCAGGACCGCCCGCCAGGTGGCATCCCCGGTCCGCGGGCGCTGCCTGGGGAATATCATGTCAAGGCCGTCTTCTACCATGCGCCTGCTGCTGGTCTCGGGGTTCATAATGAGCTGTTCCAGCCTTATCAGGGTGCGGAAGTCCGTATCCGCAAAAAAATCCCTGCCGGCGACGGTGATCGTCGTCGGCAGGGTGTCGAGCAAGATGTTAATCATTTTACGGGTCTCGGGCCGTTATGCTGCCGCTGCTCCTGCGGCCGGTTGTTGTAGCCCTGCTTTTTCTTCCCGTTCTTCTGCTGATCGCGGCGCTGCTGCCGGTTCCCGGCGATCTGGTTCAGATCGTTCTTCATGCGCTGGATCTCGGTGCTCTGGCCGCGGGCGTGGGTCATAAACGCCTTGAAGGCGTCGTCCACGCTCCCGAGGTTGTCCTTTGCGCCGCAGATTTCCACACCTGCGCCGTCTCCAAACATATCGTCGAAAAACTCGCGGATGATCCTGCAATTCCAGCGCAGGATGGTCGAGGCTTTCCCGTCCTTCGGCATCGTCTGGACCTTCGCCTTCATGGCGTTGTAGGCGGTCTCGTACTTCTCCGCGTCGTCAGCGTCGCGGAAGTCGAAGGGGTATTCCTTGCCCTTCCAATTGAAGGTGCTCGGGATGTAGGCAGTATCGTTCTGGCTCATATGCTCAATTCCTTTCGATCAAAAATCAGTCAACTGTGGGTCAAGTAAAAAGACCGCCCGCTATCAAGCGGGGGTCCATGCGCCGGTCTCGGGGTTGAAGGTGCCTTCCTCGAAGTCGGTCACGGCGTCGATCTGGCCAGTATAGACCATGGCGTCGGTGCCGTCGGCCTTCTGGTTCGGAATGACGGCGAAGGTGCGCTTCTTCGCGGGGTAGGCGCCGTCGCTCGGGGTGTCCCAGCGATTGATGAAAACGACGTCGCGGCGGGCGTCGGTGCCGATCAGCTCGCCGTCGTGGATCTTCACGATCTCCTGCACGACGGGGTCGTTGCTGATGCAGTCGCAGCTATACGCATACGAGGGCGCGTAGCCAATGACGTCGTTGCTCTGGCTCTTGTGGTTGATGTATTTGCGGGAATAGGTCTGCGGGTTCTTGCTCTCGGCAAACTGCGTGAAGCCCTCACCGATCAGGTTATACTGCGTGGTGACGGTGTTGCCGGTGCCGGGAACGAGACAGCCCATATAGGCCTCAAACTGATAACGCATAACAAGGGACATAGGGGTTATCTCCTTTCGGTGTACTTGTACTCAAGCTCAAATATGGCCTGGTAGTCCTCCGCTCCGTTGTCAAAGCGTTCTGCAATGGCCGGGAGGGAGGTCATGGTGATTTGGGTTGCTGTCCTCTGCGGGTCGATCTTCGGCAAGTGCCAATACTCTCCGCTGCTGTTCTTCTCCGTAAACCATTTGTTGAGGTCGTGGAGAACGGCCGCAGCGTCAAGCCTGGCCGCCGTGTCCTCCGCGTCCACGCGGACGTAGACGGCAAAGGGCCAGGACCCGATGTAGGACCTGTTGATATAGCGGCGCTTCACCTCCGCCCCTGCGAGCTGCTGGATAATCATGGCCGGCGCCGCTACGTCGAGGTCTTCCAGGACGCATTCCGCGGGTTTGTCCGGCCAGGAATTGATATGGTCCAGCATCACGCCGGCGAGGATCACGCCGTCGTTGCAGTAGACTTTAGCCACTTGTCCGGCCTCCTCCGAGAATCTTATTTACGCCTGATAGCCACTTGGGTTTGTTGACGGCCTTGGCCTTCTCGAACCACATGGCTGTGGCCTGCGGGTGCTTTGCCTTCGAGAAGTGCATTTTCGTCCCGTAGTAGATGCGCTTGGCGTAGGAGACGTTGTACTTGACCTCCCCGCTGCCGATGTTGGTGCCGGTCTGGCCGGACCGCACGGCTGCGCCGGTCCGCATGGGGACGTAGGGGTCGCAGTCTTTCAGCACTTCGTTGTCGAGCCATTCCTGCGCTTCGTCGTACCGGGGCTTCATGCGGGCTTCGTAGCGGGCTTTGTTGACCGTGATCCTGGTGTTGAAACGCAGGCTCATTTCCCCTTCACCTCGAAATGCCACATCCGCCGCGAGCCTGCTACCAGGTGGGCGAAGTGGCCGATTTTGAAGTGGATCTCCTCACAGCCCTCTTTGGTGAAGAAGTCCTTGCCGCCGGTGTTGAGCGTCCAGTAGCCGGCGCGGGTCTCCTCCGGCAGGGCCTTCCAGCTCTCGTAGGGCAGGTAGGTCCGCGGCTTTCCGTCCGGGCCGGTGGCTTTGCTGGCGAAGTCGAAGATATACAGCACTCCGTCATTGCTCGGGGTCTTTCCGTTGTTTCCGCCGCTCGGAGCGCCGATGTGGACGGGGCAGTAGCAGCGGGTGACGGTGGTCACCTGGTACTGTGCGATGCGGTCCTTCTCCCCAACATAGTTGTGGATCTTCGCCGTGTCCGGCAGCATTCTAAGACTTGCCATTCCTGCACTTCCTCTCGTACCACTCGCGGAAGGCCCACCGGGCGCGGAGGCCCAGGCGCTTCAAAAGTAGGATCGTCATGGAAGAAATGGGGATGCCGTTGAGAAGGCCGACAGAGCGTTCTGAGCCACTTTTGGCGCTGATGCTGTAATCGCCTAACGATTCGCTCAACGCTGCTCCTGCGGCCTCCGAGCGGCCGAGAATGGCGTCGAGGCCGCCCTGGTCGTTCAGCAGCTCCACCTCGTAGGCGGTGGCCTTCTTGAAATCCTCGCTCTCGATGATCTCGGCGGTCGGCGTGACGTAGCAGAGGTCAAGCACGACATCGGACGCTATATCGGCCAGGCGTGTGAAATCGTCCTCCGGAATCGCGGTGCCGCAAAAGGTCTCTGTGTACCAGGTGTAGTCGATATAGCTCATGGTGCCTCCTTACTGCTCGCCGCTGTGGCTGCGCGTGATGTGGCCTTTGAGGGCGCTTTCCGTCTTGTAGCTCTTGCCGCAATGAGGGCAGATGAAGGCCGGCTCGGGTTCCTCCGCTGCGGGTTCCTCCGGCGTGGCCGCCTCGGGCTGGTCAGTCTGTTCCTCCGCGGGTTCGGGCTGCGGTTCTTCTTCCTGGTTGGCGGCGGCCGGTTCCTCCGCTGCGGGTTCCTCCGCCTGTTCCTGGTCTTCCTCGTCAACGGCAACTACCGCTTCGGGCTGGGGAACGGGAGAGGGAGTTTCCTCCCCCTCCGCGGTATAGCCCAGCTCACGGTAATAGCCGACGAAAACGTCGGGAATCCAGCGTTTCACGCCGCCCTTTACCATGAGTTTCATGCTGCGTCCTCCTTAGCCCAGGGAAATGATGCGGGCGAGGGGGATGAGCTTATGCGGGATGTACTCCTTGGTGTCGCCCTTGGAGCTGACAAGCTCCCAGTTCTCCCCGTTCTGCAGCTCGGCATCGGTGGGGGAGTTGGACGCCATGTGCTCATTGGTGAAGCTGATGCCCCAGGGGGCGAAGCACTTGCGCTGGCGGCTGTAGAGGGTGTCCTGGCCGCCGTTGGTCTTGGGATCGCGGTCAACCTCATACGGAACCTTGGCGCCGCAGTCGGTGTACTCGATCGCGCCGTCGCCGAGGACGTAGGTGATGTAGGCGGTCTTGGGGGTGCCGGCCTCCGTGGTGGTCGCGGCGGTGATGGTGGAGCCGGCGCCGGTGCTCTTGGAGACGGCGGGCTTGCCCACGCCGTAGCTGCCTGCCTTCTCAGTCAGGGTGATCACACCGGCGGACGCGCTCATGCTGTAGCGGGTACTCATGGTGTAGTCGCTCTGCAGGGCGGCGAGCAGGGCGGCCGCGGCGGTGGTGACGCTCGCGGCGGTGGCTGCGGTGAGCTTCACGGTGACGCCGCCGCAGGTCAGCTCGTCATTCGCGGCCGGGGTGCCGGCAATAGTGACGGTGTGGACGCCTGCGGTGCTCGGGTGGGTGATGGTCGGCATGGCGTCGTCGACGAGGACCAGGCGGCCGTTCAGCGTACCGAAGGACAGGTCGCGCTCCATGCCGTTGGCGTCGGTGTACTTGAGGTAGGCGAACAGCTTCATGTTCTCGAGGTTGGTCGCCACATAGGAGTGCATGATCGCGAGGGTGAAGCGGCCCTTGTTGTCGCCGCTCGCCCGCTGGATGGCGGTGTTGAGGGTGGTGCCGTCCATCTCACCGAGGGTGCCTTCCTTGTTGGTCTTCGCGGTCACATCGTAGGTGTGCGCGGTAACAAACTCGGCGCCGGCGGGGTCGGTCATGTTGAAAACGCCGTTCAGAATGGCGATGATGGTGCCCTGATCGACGTCCTCCCAATACTCGGCGATCTGCGCGGCGATATCCTCGATAAACTCATGGCCGCCGGTGAGGTCGAAGGAGAAGTCCTTCTCGGTCCAGGCGCGCATACGGCCCACGACGACGCGGGCGTGCTGCATGGTGCCGAGCTTGCCGGGGTCGAAGTCGGTGCCGCCGTCATAGTTCTGCGGGGCCTGGCCGTTGATGCGGCCGACGAGCTGGGTGGTGATGTAGTTGCCGCCGTCCTTGTCCACCATAGACGCAGCCAGGTCGGGGCGCTGGCGGATGGCGCGGGAGCGAATCAGCTCGTTACGGTTGGGGTTCGGCAGAGTGGCGATATAGCCCTCGAATACCTCACCGTTGAAGATTTTTTCGTCAAAAACAGAAGTCTGACCCATGATGATATTCCTCCTTATTCAGTAGTCGGGGTCTCAAAAGTGATCACCGCGTCCGGGTGCTCATTCTTCTGCTGCATCAGCTCGGAGAGCTTGGGGCGCGGCTTCGGAGTGGGCTGCTTGGGCGCGGGGTCGGCAAATTTGGGTTTCGGCTTTGCCGGGGCCGGGGTCGGGTCCGCGGGCGCGGGCGCCGGCGCGGGGGTGTCGAGCACGAATGCGCTCTTGGTCTTCTCATCCTTCTGCAGGCCGTCGAGCCAGGCTTCCGCCCCGACGTACTTGCCGTCCTTGTCCACCTTAAATTCCTGCTTGTCGAAGGCGGCGCGGACGCCGGCCTCGGAAAATTCATCCCGGAATTTGATCCGGCTGAAAAGCAGGTCTTTCTGATGGTCGAGCTGCATCTTGGCGATCTTGTCGTTCAGCGCCTGGGTGTCCGTGTTGTACTTCGTTTCCCAATCGGCTGCCGCCTTCTTGATCGCTTCGACGTCCATGCCCTTGAAAGTCTGGATCTGCTGATTCGCTGCGGTGAGCTGCTCCTGCAGGCCGGTGGCTTTCGCCTCCTCGGCCTTGAATTTGTCCACCGAAACGTAGCCGCCTTCCGCCAGGTTGGCGAGCTTGATTTCCTTGTTCGCGTTCAGCTTCTCCAAAAACTGCTCAAAGGTGAGGGCTGCGGGCTGGCCGTCCTGGCCGGTGAAAAGAGATCTGAGAATTTCCATGGTTTACTGCTCCTTTTCGCTGATTTTTTTAAACGTCGGTTCACTCCGACAACTGCTATCCGGGTTTATGTCTCTCCCGGCAAGAGAAATGGAGGCGGTTTATATGCCATGCCCCAGGGCGGTGGTATGTAAAAAGCAGCTCCGTCTCCGGGCTGCTCTTAACATCATTCAGTGCCAAATCTGGCAATGTATTTCTCTATATCGTCGATCTCCCGTATTGCGTGGGCGATCAGATAGGCGAGGTTGCCGTTTTTCCGGGGTTCCTTGCCCCGGTCTTCGAGCAGCTTTTTCAGTGGCTCTTTGGCTGCCTCGCATTCCTTGTAGTAGTCCATGCCGGTCTCCTTATTCGCTAAAATTTGGTTCTATCCGGGCTGTTTCCCGGCTTTTGGAGAGGTTTGCTATCAAAAGGGCCGGTTTTTGGTTCTATCTATGCGCTTTTTTGTTGGCCCACACAGCCCTGCTGCTGACGCTGCGGTCGAATCCGGCGACGGCCTCTCGTTCTCTCTCGCGGTTGCCGTCGGTCTGTTCGACCCATGCGGCCAGCCTGGCCTCCCGGCGTTTCAGCTTCACGGAGGCGCGGGTGAAATCCTCTTGGAAGGCTGCCCGGGCGCCGTCTGTGGTCGCTTCGTCCATGGCGGTCTTGTACACCACGCATTCCCGCTTGGCCTCGCGCACGGCCCTCTCGTAGGCTCTCTGCTGCTGCCCGTTCTCGTAGTCCTGGTCATTGTTCCGGCCTGCTGCGGCCGAAGGGTCCCGGCCGAAGCTCGGGGTGGAAATGCCCTCAAAGAACGGGTAGAAATTGTGGTAGCAGTTGTAGCCACAAAGACCGTCCCCGCTGCCGTACCCGGTGGCGTCGTAGAAATTCTGGTAGCCTCTGGTCTTCCCGGAGAGGCTGAATATCTGTCCCTGCCATACCGCGTGTGTCGGGCGGGCGCCGGCGTGGGCCGTGGTCTCCACCAGGTCGCTCCTCATGTCGGCCGCCCTCTGGATCTGCAGCTTGGCCACAGCCTGGTTTGTGCCTGTGAGGACCGCCCGGCGGACCGCTGCTTCCATCGTGGTGTGTGCTCCGCTGGGATAAGCGATTGTCAGCACGTCGTTTCTGGCCAGCTCCCGCACAGCGTTGCGGATGGCCGTATTGACGTCAAAAGCGCCGGTCATTGTCTGCAAGAAAGCCCTGTCCATGATGGAGGAGAAGGCGGCCGTGGAGGCCGTTCCTGCCGTCTTGGTGAAGTTTCCCAGCAGGGCCATGGTCGTGTCCCTGCCTTGCAGCAACGTCGCTTGAAGGGCCGGAGAGGCCCCAATCGGAGGCGGTGAACGGCCGGCCCGCCGGTAAATGGCATCGTCATACGCGAGGGACTTCTTTGCCGCCTCATTCATCATGCGGTTTATCTCCCGGCGGCTCCTGCCGGTCGCTGCTGCCAGGCGTTCCGCTACGTCCTCCTGGAAGTAGCCAAACTCCCGCGCCCTCTCGATCTGCCAGGCGGCCGTTTCGGTGATTTCCCCGGTCTTCACGACGCGGCGGGTGATGTCCGCCATGATGTCGTTTTCGACCTGCGCGTAAATCTCCACCACGCCGTCGGCGGCTCCGGCCAAATACTCAGGCGGCAGCACTCCGCATCACCGCCCTTATTCCTGGATCACGGCGCCGGCGGCCGGGTTCGGCTCCTGCGCGGGGTTGGCATCGTTGAAGGCGAGCAATTCGTCGTCGGAAAGGTCCGCGCCGTTCTCCACCATCATCTTGGCGGTGGCTTCGTCCTCTCCGTACCACTTCATGCGGTACTCCCACTTCTTCATAATGCCGTCCCGGACTTCCTGCAGGTCGCGCTGCCGCTCCGCCTCGGAATCGACGAGTATGCTGTCGTCCCAGGTGAAAATCATGTTGTACTCGCCGTCGGGCGCCAGGCCGTAAAGGTGGGCCAGGGCTGCCACAGCCGCGGCAAGGTCCCGCAGCGCGTCCTCGTAGGAGGTCTGGATCTTGTAGACCAGCCGGGCATAGCGCTGCTTCATGATGCGGTACTCTGTGGCCGTCTTCTCTACCTCATTTGGGTCGCTGATAATGCCTCGGGAGAGAAGGCACTGATTTTCGATCTGAATGAGGATTTTGTTGAGGCCGGCCATGTAGTTGTTGTCGCGCAGCTCCGGCGCCCACTCCTTGAAGATCTCCGTCTCCTTCGTCGTGGCGGCGTCCAGTTCGTTGGTACGGTAAAGTCGTTCTTTGCCCTGCGGCAGCTCCGGCTTTCCGCCCCGCTTTTTGAAGGCGTCCTCCGTGACGTCAATGGCGAGCTCGCCGCCCTGGTACTCCCAGAGGAGGCTCTGGTACTGCCGGTCCGCGTCCCTGATCGTCTTCACCGCCTTGTGGTAAATGGAGACGCCCAGGGGGCTTTCCGGGTCGATGGTGTTGGCCAGCGGCATACGGATATAGGCAAAAAGCGGTGTGTCGAGGTCGTCGATGGTGACCTCCGGCTCGATGTCCGCCCAGCGGTCCACCGCCGTCAAGGGGCAGGCGCGGCCCAGGGTGTCCGCCGAAGCGGACATATAACAGGTGTTTGTGATCACGTACCTGTCGCCCAACAGCTCGTGCTTTTCAAGCCGGGTGTAGACCTTCCTGCCCTCGAAATACCGGTAAATGAAATATGCCCCGGTGATCTTCCTGTCGTTGGTGTAGGCGGTCGGCCAGAAGGCGTCCGGCTTCACCATTTCCACGGTGATCTTGTCGCCGGCCGGGCAGGGCTTCAAGACGTAGCCGCCGCCGGCGCATACGTTCTCGATGGTGTCCTGCGCGTCCTTCAAAACCGGCTTGAAGGTCTCCGCTATGAAGTCGGCCAGGGGGCTGCCCTGGATCTCCACGTCCATTTCCACGGTGACGCTGCCGGCTACCTCCGCCGCAATCTGCGACGGTATTTCCAACGACGGGTCGTCGTCTTTGATCCACGGGGGCGCTCCTCTGTGCATGTTCTGCCAGAGGTCGATGGATTCCATCATCCGCACGGCTTCCGCGCTCTCGCTCTTGGCGATCTCGGGGACCTCGTGCAGCAGGTTCTTGCTCATGCCTCTAAACCTCCTCGCAAATGCTTTGATAGTGTCAAATGCCATTCTTACCCTCCTCGCTTAATGAAACGATTGCTCTCTCGCTCAATGGTGTGCTCAAAGGCCCGCAGCGCCGTTTCGTTCCGGGTCCTGCCTTTTCCATTGGCCTGTCTCTTCTCCGCTGTCGTGGCCTGCGAGAGGGCCGCTGCAAGGCTCTCGCTGTCCTCTGTGAGGGAAAGCCGGCCTTGTGCCAACAGCGTGTTTGTCAGTTGCACCCTGTCCGTGACCGGCGTGTCTGCTGCCTGGCGAAGGGCCAGTGGCAAGCCTGCGCGGTCAATGGAAGCTCGGACGCCCCGGAGCATCATCGTTTCCTCGGGGTCGATGTAGGCGTAATCAAGGTGATTGTACTTGTAGAAGATTTTCGAGGCGAAATCCTCAAACGCCTTGCCCGCCTTGTCTGGATCTGCCTCCTTGACGTAGGTGGAGGCGAGCACGATGGCGCGGGCGTTCTCTGAA